TACCCGGTAAAGCCAGTGAAACCAGTGTAACCGGTCACTCCCGTGTAGCCTGTGTACCCTGTAAATCCGGTGTATCCTGTGACTCCAGTGTATCCTGTGTATCCTGTGTACCCGGTAAATCCAGTGTATCCAGTCACTCCAGTGTACCCAGTGTAGCCTGTGTACCCGGTAAATCCGGTGAAACCAGTGTAACCAGTCACTCCAGTGTAACCTGTGTACCCGGTAAAGCCAGTGAAACCAGTGTACCCTGTGACTCCAGTGTAGCCAGTATACCCTGTGTAACCAGTGAAACCAGTGTAACCTGTGACTCCAGTGTAGCCCGTGTACCCTGTGTATCCCGTGAAACCAGTGTAACCCGTGACTCCAGTGTAGCCAGTGTACCCGGTAAATCCAGTGAAACCAGTGTACCCTGTGACTCCAGTGTAGCCAGTGTACCCGGTAAATCCAGTGAATCCAGTGTAACCAGTCACTCCAGTGTAGCCAGTGTAGCCAGTGTACCCGGTAAATCCAGTGAATCCAGTGTAGCCAGTGTATCCTGTAGCTCCTACAATTCCTGCGTCAGTAAAAGTCCAACCTGTAATTGTACCACTTCCTCCTGCTGCATCTGCGTTGAGTGTGAGGGCGTTTCCTGTAAATCCTGAAATCAATCCTTCCATATAGTTCGCAGGAGTTGAGGTACTGAACATACGCACACGCTGACCTGAAGTAAATGCAGTCTGAGTTCCGGTTGCTAAGCTGGTAAGAATTCCTCCTTTCAATCCTGTTCCTATTGTTATGCTTGAACCGCTTGTTAGTCCGTAGTATCCAAGACCTGTGTAGCCAGTGTATCCGGTGAATCCAGTGTACCCAGTCACTCCAGTGTAGCCCGTGTACCCTGTGTATCCTGTGAAACCAGTGTAACCTGTGACTCCAGTGTAGCCCGTGTACCCGGTAAATCCGGTGAATCCAGTGTAACCTGTGACTCCAGTGTAGCCCGTGTACCCGGTAAATCCGGTGAAACCAGTGTAACCTGTGACTCCAGTGTAGCCCGTGTACCCGGTAAATCCGGTGAAACCAGTGTAGCCCGTAACTCCAGTGTACCCTGTGTACCCTGTGTATCCCGTGAATCCAGTGTAGCCTGTGACTCCAGTGTAACCTGTGTAACCTGTGTATCCTGTGAATCCAGTGTAACCTGTGACTCCAGTGTAGCCTGTATATCCTGTGTACCCTGTGAAACCAGTGTAACCAGTCACTCCAGTGTAACCTGTGTACCCTGTGTATCCCGTGAAACCAGTGTAGCCTGTGACTCCAGTGTAGCCTGTGTACCCGGTAAATCCAGTAAAGCCAGTGTAGCCTGTGACTCCAGTGTACCCAGTGTACCCCGTGTATCCGGTGAAACCAGTGTAACCAGTCACTCCAGTGTAGCCAGTGTAGCCAGTGTATCCGGTGAATCCAGTGTAGCCTGTGACTCCAGTATAGCCCGTGTACCCTGTGTATCCGGTAAAGCCCGTGTAACCTGTGACTCCAGTGTAGCCAGTGTAGCCAGTAAATCCGGTGAAACCAGTGTAACCTGTGACTCCAGTATAGCCGGTGTAGCCGGTGTAGCCAGTAAAACCAGTGTAACCTGTGACTCCAGTGTACCCAGTGTATCCCGTGTAGCCAGTAAAACCAGTGTAACCTGTGACTCCAGTGTACCCAGTGTACCCGGTAAATCCAGTGAAACCAGTGTAACCTGTGACTCCAGTGTAGCCTGTGTAGCCAGTGTATCCTGTAAAACCAGTAAAACCGGTGTACCCTGTGTAGCCGGTAAAGCCAGTGTATCCAGTCACTCCAGTGTATCCGGTGTACCCTGTGTAGCCGGTAAAGCCAGTAAAACCGGTGTACCCTGTGTATCCAGTAAATCCCGTGTAGCCGGTAAAGCCAGTAAAACCGGTGTACCCTGTGTATCCAGTAAATCCCGTGTAGCCTGTGACTCCCGTGTAGCCAGTGTACCCTGTGTACCCTGTAAAGCCGGTGTAACCCGTGACTCCAGTGTAGCCTGTGTACCCTGTGTACCCTGTAAAGCCGGTGTAACCCGTGACTCCAGTGTATCCGGTGTAGCCTGTGTACCCTGTGTACCCTGTAAAGCCGGTGTAACCCGTGTATCCCGTGAATCCAGTGTATCCAGTCACTCCAGTGTACCCAGTGTACCCCGTGTACCCAGTAAAGCCAGTGTACCCAGTGTAGCCAGTCACTCCAGTGTACCCAGTGTACCCAGTGTATCCTGTGAAACCAGTGTAGCCCGTGTAACCTGTGACTCCAGTGTACCCTGTATATCCTGTGAAACCAGTGTACCCAGTGTACCCGGTAAATCCAGTGAAACCAGTGTACCCAGTCACTCCAGTGTACCCAGTGTAGCCAGTAAAGCCCGTGTATCCGGTAAATCCAGTGTACCCAGTAAAGCCCGTATATCCGGTAAATCCAGTGTACCCAGTAAAGCCCGTGTACCCGGTAAAGCCTGTGTATCCGGTAAATCCAGTGTACCCAGTAAAGCCCGTATATCCGGTAAATCCAGTGTATCCGGTAAAGCCCGTGTATCCAGTAAAGCCCGTGTATCCTGTGAAACCAGTATATCCGGTAAAGCCCGTGTACCCGGTCACTCCAGTGTAGCCTGTGTACCCTGTGTAGCCAGTAAAGCCAGTGTAACCTGTGACTCCAGTGTAACCCGTGTACCCTGTGTAGCCAGTAAAGCCCGTGTATCCAGTCACTCCAGTGTAACCCGTGTACCCTGTGTATCCGGTAAAGCCAGTGTAGCCAGTAAAGCCAGTGTAGCCCGTGTATCCGGTAAAGCCGGTGTATCCAGTCACTCCGGTGTAGCCAGTGTAGCCCGTGTATCCGGTAAAGCCAGTGTATCCAGTGACTCCGGTGTAGCCAGTGTACCCTGTGAAACCAGTGTAACCAGTATATCCCGTTCTACCGGTGTATCCAGTATAGCCTGTGACTCCGGTGTAGCCAGTGTACCCCGTGTATCCAGTAAAGCCAGTGTAACCCGTGTATCCGGTAGTTCCGGTAGTTCCGTTAAATCCCGTAGCTCCTGTGGGCCCTATCGTGTGATAGTAAGGCAACGAGTTCCATCCGGTAAGACCCGTTCCCAGTTTCAAGTATCCCGTTTCGAGCTCGTACCCGAACTCGCCTTGGGCGAGGATGGGGTTCACGCTCGTCCAGACTGCGGCGTAGTCTCGCCGCAATTCAAATTGAATGTAAGGCATCCCTTATTATAATTAGAGACTATTGGGCTCGACCACAATCGAACACAGGGCCCATAGAGTATACAGAACTCGCATTTCCGCCATCGAACACGATCGATTGCACAGGGCCGGTTGGGCCTACGGCACCTGTAGGACCCGTAGGACCGGTAGATCCGCCACCTGACCCACCCCCGCCCGCAGGTCCGGTTGGGCCTATAGCACCCCCAGGTCCCGTAGGACCAGTGGATCCACTGCCTCCCCCGCCGGTTCCGCCGACGTACGGCAACAGGTTCCAGGGAGTAGACCCGTTTCCCACTTTCATCTGACCAGTGTCGCTTTCTACACCGGGCTCGCCCGGCAGAAGCACCGGATTGTTTGCCGTCCACCAGCTCGCTGGCCGATTGCGCAACTCGAACCGCACCGACCGAGTGCATGAATTGCTCATTCTATTGTATTCACCGGTGGCTAGAATATATGAATGCTTAATTATAAATGGCCGGGTGTGGGATTATGGGGGGCGGTAAGCGAACGATAAGGCGCAAAGCCTACACCACCAAGCGCGGCGTGCACGTTCGTGCGTCCCGCGTTCGCGACATGGGTGCGAAAGGAAAGTGGGCGGCCAAGCACGGCCCCGGCATCGGGCCGCTCAAGGAAGGCGAGTTGGTGAACAAGGGCTACGCCGCCACGAAGACGAGCACGGCTCGCCACCGTGCGCTGAAGAAGGCCGTGCGGTCGTACGGCGCGCTGTCCACGTTTCGCAAGCTGAATGCGGCCGCCACCTACACGAAACGCACGTCAAAGGGGCGCTCTCGTACGTTTAAAGCCGACCGCAACTGGGTCCGGAAATCATTTATGTAGGAATTATAAATGGATCTCGTCAGCTCGATCCTGTCCGTTCTGCTCTTTGCCGCATTCGTCCCGGGCGTGCTGGTGACGCTGCCCTCGAAGTCCGCCTCCAAATGGACCGTGCTCGCGGTTCACGGAGTTCTGTTTGCCCTCGTCACGGGGTTTGTGATGCACTACTACTGGACCCGCATTAAGGAGCACATGGGCAACTATGGCGCTTCGTGCCCCCCAGGCTACCAGATGGTCGGTGCGAACGAAGATTGTGTGCCCGTCGGCGGGCATCGGTAGACCCTTGCGCCGTATGAATTGAATACTTGTTAAAGAATAATGGAGACGTTTCGCGGAAAACGTCTGATCATACCGAAATCACGAAACTGGGACGTCAATGACCTGACCGACAAGTATTCCTTGAAACAACGGTTGTCTTGTCGCTTTGGCGACAACCCTGTTCCGCTCGATATGTGGAAACAGCACCCAGAGTGGTCGCTGCGTCAACTCGAAAAGAATGTGAAGACGTGTACGCTCTACCCTTACGAAGTGGGAATGCGAGTTCTGAAGATGTTCAAGCCCGAGAAATGGCTGGATCCTACGGCTGGATGGGGCGACCGTTTGCGGTGTGCTATTTCCTACGGGTGCGAGTATCTGGGCGTCGATTCGAACTCCAGCATGCAGCCAGCATACGCGTCCATTATCGAAGATTTAGACGCCGATCCCAAAAAGTACCGGGTGAAAGACGGGAGGTTTCAAAGTGTGCGCATCGTCGGAAAGTACGATCTGGTGTTTACCAGTCCGCCGTTTTACACGGTCGAAAAGTATGATAAAATGGTGGGGTGGGCGTCGGTGGACGAGTTCATGGAGGAGTTCATGATTCCGCTGTTCAAGAAATCAGTTCGGCATCTCGAGAACGGGGGGCATATTGTGCTGTACATCGAAGACCGCCCGGAATCGCCGTTCATCCAAGAGATGAAGGATCACGTACTTCGGGCTCATCCTGAACTCAAGTACGAAGGCGCGTTTTATTACGAAGGCGCTAAGCTACGACCCTACTACGTGTGGAAATTAGTGTAGGTATATACAAATGTGGCTGGGCTTTGTCTTGAAACTCGCGCTGTTCGTTCTCCTAGTTCCGGGAGTGGTCGTATCGCTCCCCGCGGGATCGTCCTTACCAGTGAAAGCGCTCGTGCACGGCCTGGTGTTCGCGGTGCTCAACCACGTGCTCTACAAGCTCGTCCACCCGATGCTGCGCGAGCGCTTCGACAACCCCAGCACGAACGTCGCGGCACCGTGCCAGCCGGGATACAAGTCCTGCCCGTCCGGCGACTGCATCCCCGCGACCGATCCGCACGAAACGTGCCCGGGAAGCACGGACGCGTACTAAACACCCTGTTCTCAAAACACAAAAAACCCAAACTGCGAAGTTCGTCCGAACGCGCAGTCTGTGTTGTTGATGGTTGCTCTATAACGCGTATGTTCACCAGGACGGGCTGTCCTTGGTCTCGGCAAATCGCTCGAGGTAGGTGGTCTTCATGTTGTTGGGGGAGAAGTAGCTGTTCAGAATGGACTGCACGGTGTTAATATCAAACTTCTTGCACGAAAAAACGTCCAAGTAGAGGTCGTTGCTTTCTTCTACGAAATGGCCGGTGATGTTTGAGGTCTCGATGAGCTGTACCAGTGTGTATCCCTTCTTATTTCCTGATCCGAACATTACGATCTGGGGCTTCCCGTAGGGAACCATGTCGATTTTTTTTACGAGCGTGTTGGAGAACCGTTCAATATTCTTGGCGCATCGGATGGACGGAGCTGAGCAGGAAGCGGCATCTATAATAAGATGATACCCCCATCGACCAACACTCATTGATATGATATTCTGGAAGAAAATAATGTGAAAACGGATGTCGCACTCGCAATACCGTAAGTAGAAAAGCCAATGGTGTTCCCAACCGATGGTCGCAACCACCACTCGGGGATTAAGGCCGAGAAGGATACAGTGAAGCTGCTGAACGAGTCCGTTCCCGCGTACATTTCATCGATCTACGGTTCGGACATAAAGTTCGTTCATCACGGAGGCACAAGGACTGTGGCGGACATCGACATCGTGAAGGATGACGAGGTGGTGGACTCGATATCCGAGAAGAACCATCAGTCGGGCACGTTCGATTATATCAACTCGACGGCGGTCTCAGGGTACCTTGACGACGCGGACGTAAAAGCTGCGCTGAAGAGAATCAAGGACGAGGTGAAGACGGAGAGTGAAGCGAGGCCTCTTATAGCGCGCATATTCCAAGATAAACTGATGTCTATAAACTCCGACCAGATCAAGAAGATTCTGGAGACCTACAAGTCCCGGGCGCCCAGGTGGATGCTCGTTCGCGCTGGCGGGCAGATGCACTTCTTCCCGCACACAAACATCGACGCGTTCCTCATCCGGGACGGCGACCGCTTCGAGCTGAGGCAGACGCGAGCCAAGGGCTCGGCCAAGATTTGGCGGATTCGCGATGATCTGGAGACGGACACCACCCTGCGGCTGCGCTACGTTCTCAACAACGGCGTCAACGCCCTTCTGGGGCTGTCCAAGAAAAATAAGTGTTCGGTTCCCTCCATTAAAATCCAGCAGGACACAGTGAAGTCTCTTCTGTCGGCCGTGAAGGCGGTTATTCTGTAGCCGCAAATCGATCGCGAATAATCTTGATGGCGTCGGCATTCTTGTCGAACATAATGCAATTCCTATTTTTATTCTTGCATGCGAGCCCCGTCGTTCCCGACCCGGCCATCGGGTCAAGAACCGTGTCCCCTTCGTCCGTCGTCATGTCCACGATGCGTTCCAGAAGCTTCACGGGTTTGGCGGTCGGATACTTCCGCTCCTCCGCCCCCTGGGCGATGGAGAACACGTCGTCCCACAGATCCATGGCCGGCTTGCCGTGGCTCTCGTGGAGGTAGATTTTCTTGTAGAGGTTGGAGCCCGCCTTCTTGGGGACGTAGAGCCGGTCGTCGGTACGCAGCGCCTCCAGATCAGATTTCGGCATGCGCCAGCCCTTGGCGGGATTGAACGTCGTCCCGCCAATCTCGAACTCGTACGCGTGCCCCTTCATGGTTTTATCGCACACCAAGTGCCCCAGCGCAAAGTTCCCGCGCGCGTCCGCGTTCTTGAACGAGTTTTTCTCGTAGTACTCGTCTTTCGGCTGGTACACTAAATTGAATTTGCGCCTCGGAGACATTGAGCACCAGAAGATGACGTCCACGCTCGCGCCCAGACAGTGCTTGACGTTGTTCTTCGAGCGGCATCGCTTCCAGAATATGGGGACGACCTCCTTGAACGCCTCGCGCAGCACGCACTCGGGAATGAACATCTGGTCGGCGGAAATGTGGAAGAACAGAGATCCCGTGGGCTTGAGGAGCGGGACGCACAAATTCACAACTTGGGTTATAAACGCTTTATAGGTCTCGTCTGTCCATTTATCGTCAAAGCCCACGCCCCCGTGCGCGTCCATTTTATACGTTCGCCCGCTATTGAAGGGCGGGTCGAGATATATGGTCTGTACGCTCTTATCATCCAGGGTTCGCAGTAGCTCCAAACAGTCCCCTTGCCGTATATCGAGCATTGTTGGTTCTCTGTGTATCTCACGACCGACATTCGTTTTCTGCCTAAATGCTCTCAATGAACTGCCAGCGCAGGTACTCGCAGATCTTCTTCCAGATCTGGTCGTGCGAAATCAGGCGGTCGCGGCTTTTTAACAGAGGGAAGTACACCTTGTACTCGTCCAGCTCGAGCAGCTCGAAGAACTTGTAGAGAATGTAGGAATAGGACAGAAAGTTCGTGCGGTCGTCGGGACAATAGATCAAAAACGGCGCCTGGATTTCCTGGAACATGGCCCTTATTTTTTCTTCAATTTCAGGAGTAATTGTGGGGGGAGGATTACCGTTCAGTCTAGAAATAATATGAGTAGCGTGTTCATAGTACTTTGATCTGTTCAGCTTCTTTAAGATCTCGCGCATATCCTTTTCCGTCAGCTCGGCCACGTTCTGGATGCGGCGCTTACGGATCTCGCAGATCACCTCGTTCATCACCTCGTTGGGAATGATCGTGGACTCCTTGGCCTGGAACTGGTTCAGAATCTCGTTGAGGTGGTTGATCTTCTTGTACGCGTAATTGTTGCGCTCCTTGGGGGGATCACGGAAAGACGGAAGGTCGGATACGACTAACATGTACTCTTCCGATCCACATACTGGACACACAAGAATTCCTTCGTCGCACGACTCTTCGCGCGCAACGTTGCACTTCTCGCAGTGCTCGGTGATGGCCTTCTTGATCTCGGTCGATTCGCCAGTGTTGAGTTTCATCCGAGCCGTGAACTCGTCGAACAGCTTCTTCTTGGAGGGCGCGGACGTTTCCGACGTGGTCTGCGCGAGGTACTTCACAAACGTGTTCTGGTCGGCGGGAATCGATGTGGACGGCTGGATCTTTTCGCCGGAGCCGTAGTACCGCAGCATGATGTCGGCGTTCTTGAGGTAGTAGTCGGTCAGGGGATTCTCCAACTCCAACTTCTCCTTGAGACCCTTGATTTCTTCGCGCAGTTTCGACGCCTTGAGGATGTCTCCGAGATCCGAGGACAGCTCCAGCAGTTCAAGGTCGTGCTGGATCGACTCGAGGTGTTCGCGCATCGACGCGGAGTTCGTGCTCTCGTCGCGGATATTCGCAACAATATTTTGGTGGACGGAATCCAGCGTTCCGGACACGACATCGTTCTTCTTCGAGGTCGATGGTGTATCCCTCTGCCGCTTTATCCTGAAGATGTTGTCCATTATAACTTCAATTTTGTTCTCTTAAAATACTCATTTGCGGACAAGCAGGAGAAGGCACAGCGCGATTCCGGCAATGAGCGTCGGGGCAAAGGTGTCGTTCACGAACGCCTCCCTGTTCTCTGCCCTCGGGCACTTCGAGATGTCCACTTCTTTACAGAGGTCGGGATTGAAATCCGGAGACAGGCTGGAACTCAGGAACTGGGAGGATGCGCCGCTCGAGACGTCGCACGTATAGCACTTGCACGCCGGCGAGGAGGGCTCCATGATGGAATTAAACAGGTATTTGGGGTTCAGCCCTTCAATGTCTCCGACCACCCCGCCAATCAGACCCGAGCCCAGAGAACCTCCGCTCGGAATGTTGTTCACGTAATTGTACCTGGCCTGCGTCGATCCGTCGGGCGCCGTGCACGTGCTCCCCGTATTCACAAAGAACCGGTTCCCCAGTGGCGGATCGCCGGAGGTCAGTGTTTTCACGTACGTTCCAACCGCGTTCAAGTTCGTATACAGCTGGCTGAACGATCCGTCCGTCCCGACGCCCAGGGCATCGGTGGTGGGAACGTTGTCGGAATAACTGTAGGCCGGGCCCATCAGGCTGGTTTCGGCGCTCCCCGCCCCGTTTTGAATATCTTTCCAAATAGAGTTCTTGCTCAGGTCGGCCCCAGTATCATTCGCTGAGGCGCTCATTGTGTTCTAAATGGGATTTTACTTGGCGCTTATATTCGGGATTCGTCAGCGCGCACGGTCGCTGTTTCAGAATGGACGCCGAGGCAATGTCGAACGAGTAGCCGAACTTCTTGCATATGAACAGCAGCGCCAGGAACCCGGAGCGGTTGATTCCGCACTGACAGTGGATGTACACGGTCTTGCACGAGTCCGTGCGGATGAAGGCGTTCAGCACAGATTCGAAGTGGGGATACCATTTGGTGATATCCTCGTCCGTGCTGTCCAGTGCTTCGATGCACGCGTAGTTCTCGGGGTACTTCTCGCGAAACCACGCGGGGCTGTCCTTGTCGAAGGCGCAGTTGACGACGTGCGTTATAGCGTGCATGCGCACGAATCCGGGGGTCAGGTACATTCCGGGCCCAAACATGATGTTCGTGTGTATCTTTGCGGGCGGATCGTTTTGCCATCCTCGGGAACACCGTCGCCAGGTGAGCCAGTTCATTACTACTTGACGGCGCGAACTTTTAAACGAAAAATGAATGCAGAGTTTAAAGAGTGTGTGACTTCATTCAATCATAAACGATGTCCGTGTTCACGACCCTAGTGTACGGCGACGATTCCAGTAAGCCCATCGCCAACTTTACGACTACGTCTCTGAAGGATGCTGCCTATGTCGTCAACGCTTACCTAAACACGCTCGAGAACGTAGACGTGACGCAGAAGTTTGTGAAGAGGCAGTTTGATGCTCCATACTATATCAGCAACCAGCATCCTCCTCGTGCCGACGGCCGGCATTCTGTTCCTGATGTTAGTTTTACGTACAAGCAGCAGGAGGACTTTACGATGGAATACCGTGTCCATACCACAATCCATGATCACGTTTGCGAGTGCCCAATCCATACGAACCGCTCTTAATTGTTTGGAAAACGAATACAGTTCCATCAATTCGAATAAAGTACAAAGTAAGATGCAGAAGTACAGTCCGTACTTCAATTCCACGCACCTGCACTACGCGAGCATATCGCGGCGCGGGCAGGAGATCGCCAGTTCCCGGAATCGGGTGGGGTCTCGGTCGCGGGGGTGCGGGTGGAGCAATCAAACGATACACGCAGAACGCGCAGTTGTGAAAAGTCTTGGAGACGTGTCACAACTCCACGGTTGTATTCTGACGGTTGTTCGGGTCAACAAACAGGGGCAGATGATGAACTCAAAACCATGCGCGTCCTGCGTGAAGTTCCTGGAGAAGTGCATTAAGAAGTACGGACTGCTGAAGGTGCTGTACTCCGCCTCAAACGAGAGTAGTGCCGAGGGTGCCGACCACGTATGCGATGGCCACGGCCACGCCGGCTAGGATGCCGGCGCCCATATACGACGGAACGCCGCCGGACGTGTAGGTGTTGGGGATGTACTGGAGGATGAGCGACCGGGGCGTGGACAACGAAACGACGAACGCGCCGATAAAACAGCCGATGTACAGCATCAGGCTTTTTATCGCGTAGCGGATCATGTTGAACGAGTGCTGCGTGCTCTGAAGAGTCGCGGCCGGCTTGTCGGGGGAGGCGGCGGAGAACCCGTTGGTCAGGAACGGGTCAGTTCCACCGGTCACGATGGGCGCGAACGTCGTGCCCTGGTTCATGGACGGGTTCTGGACGGGCCCGGATCCGAGGAGCTCGCTCAAATCTGTCGCACCATCCGCCATTGTGTTTTACTTAAAGGTGGGTAATTCACATTCGGCATCTTCCGCGACGTACTTCACGCACTTGTCGCCGTGCCTCACGACCCGGCCCTCGATGTCCGAGGCGGGAACGGACAAGGCGGCGCGCACGGGGATGGGGCGGTGGAACAGCATGACGACTATTCCCAGCCCGATGAGGAACGAGAGGAACGGAACAGATTTCTGGCTGCGGAATATTCCGAGGATGCGGCTAATCATCGCTGCACTTTACTACTGAGGGGCGAGTAAATTGAGGGACGTCTGTTTCCCGTCGCACGGAACCTCGGTCGCCTTGAATTTCACGCAGCCGTTCTTGGTGTGGAAGACCTTCTTGGAGTCGGGGGTGGGCGTGCTGGTCTCGTCCCGAGGAGGAGGCGAAAACACGGCCACAATGAGCATTCCTACCAGCGCACCCGCAAATGCCCACAGAAGCGATATCATTGTTTTACATCACTATATAATTATACGTGGACGTATCGGCAACCGTGTTCGTGATTGTGAACCCCGTTCCTCCCTGAATAGAGCTCACAAACGCTGGACGAGCATTGACGGCCGTCGTGGAATTGCGACTTATGGACACGATGCTGTACGGCTTGATATCCGTATAGGTCGTGAGAACAGAGCCAGTGCCCCCAGCAGTGACTGTTCCGCGCACGTAGAGATCGGGGAACGTTGGAGCGCCAGTGTAGGGCAGGACGCGGCGGGACGCTATTTTTCGGGATCCGTTTACTCCTGCACTCACAGTGAATGGTGAAGAACGCCCAGTCCAAGTAATTCCATCAAGGCTAGTCGCAATCGCGTAACTACCACTTTGTCCAAAAGCTACCCATACAGACCCATTCCATGCAACTCCCCATCCATTCGCAGTAATAATTGAATTTCCGTTAGACGACGCATTCCAATTTATTCCGTCGTAGCTGTATCCTAACGTGTTTCCTCCATTACCACCCGCTACCCACAACGAACCGTTCCAGGCTACGGAGAATCCGTACGCGGTAAATAAAGAATTTCCGCTGGATGATACATACCAGTTGATTCCATCATAACTGTAAGCTAGCCTATTTACCGAATAACCACACGCCACCCACAATGAACCATTCCAGGCAGCTGAATATCCAGTTGAAAATATAGAACCTACAGTTACAGACCCGAACCACGTTTTTCCATCGTAACTATATGCCATCGAGTATGTTCCACTACCAGTCGCGACCCACAACGATCCATTCCATGCTAATGAAAAAACTGAACTGGTAAATGGTGAAGTTGCCAAAGTCCAGTTTGTACCATCGGAACTGTAGCCTATATAACCTCCACCAGCAGCCCCTGCTACCCATAACGACCCGTTCCAGGCAACACAATATACAGACGTACCAAGTGACGAACTTACTGCTGTCCAGTTGATTCCATCAGAACTTTTCGCTAAGCCACTTGTTCCAGCACCGGCTGCAATCCAAAACGAGCCGTTGAAAGCAACTCCATGCCCAGAAGTAGTAAATATTGAATTTCCAGATATTGACGGAATCCAATTTAACCCATCATAACTGTATGCTAATGAATATGTACCATTACTAGCCCCAACCCCAGCCGCCACCATAAAGTTCTCTGTGGGAACAGGTGGGGGCAAAACTTGAGTTATACCAACGTAGGGCAGGACGCGGCGGGACGCAACACCTACTACTGAACCACTAAATGTTGAATTTCCACTTTCGGATGTGGTCCATGTTTTACCGTCATAACTGTATACTAAAATAGTATTGTAACACCCACCGGCAATCCATAACGAACCGTTCCAGGCAACTGTATAACACTGACCAGAATTTTCACCTGCATTAGTGAAAAAAGAGTTCCCGTTGACCGATGCATACCAGGTAATTCCATCATAGCTGTACCCTAAATTAGTTGTTCCACTCCCACCAGCAACCCATAACGAACCGTTCCAGGCTACCGCACTTGCTGAACCAAAGAGTGAATTCCCGTTGGCCGATGCAGTCCAGGTAATTCCGTTAGAGCTGTACGCCAAGGGATTTGTTCCACCTCCGCCGGCAACCCATAACGAACCGTTCCAGGCAACTGTAGTTACGAATCCAGAAAATATTGAATTTGCACTAGCGGATGCAGTCCAGGTAATTCCGTCAGAACTGTACGCTAGAGTATTTGTTCCACTCCCACCAGCAACCCACAACGAACCGTTCCAGGCAATCACAGATACTCCATTACTAAATATTGAATCCGCGTTGGCCAATGCAGTCCATGTAATTCCGTCAGAGCTGTACCCTAATTTATTTGTTCCATAACCACCGGCAATCCACAACGAACCGTTCCAGGCAACCTTCGTTACTCCATTACCACCTATTGAATCCCCAGCCGATACAGTCCAGGTAATTCCGTCGTAGCTGTATCCTAACGTGTTTCCTCCATATCCACCGGCAACCCATAACGAACCGTTCCAAGCAACCGCTTGTACTTTATTACTAATTATTGAATTTCCGTTGGCCGATGCAGCCCAGTTAATTCCATCATAGCTGTACCCTAGGGTATTACTACCGGCGCCGCCCGCGACCATAAAGTTTTCTGTGATGCTCGTTATTCCACCCCCATCTCGGCCTGTCGCTCCAATAATTCCGCCAGTACCTCCAGTCGGGCCAGCCACTCCCAAGTATCCGGTAGGACCTTGTATTCCAGCGATCAGAGGTAGTTGAGACCACGGAGTGACGCCGTCCCCGATCTTTACGTATCTGTACGAAGACATATTACTGTTTACCTAGAAAAGAAGGATCTAAATGTGTACGATCACAAGATAGTGTACGTATACGTTCCGGTATCCGTAACTGTATTCACAATGGTGAAACCTGTTCCCGGAGTCATGGAGCTCACAAATGCCGGCAATGCAGCGATCGCTGCCCCCGTTCGGTTCAGAGTAATCACGCTATTTGATTTTACGTTCGTGTTGGATACAGTGACGGTGGTCGTGCCGTTCGCAGTCACTGTCCCGCGAGTCAAGGACGGAAACAGTTTCGTTCCAGTGTAGGGCAGGACGCGGCGGGAGGCGAGTCCGTTCACCCTAGAACCAAGAAGGTTACCGCTGGGCGATGGAGTCCATGTTTTACCGTCGGAGCTGTATGCTAATATAATCGTATTCCCAGTGTTGTATCCGCCGGCCACCCATATTGAACCGTTCCAGGCAACTGCATACACTATGCCCCCAGTGCTCAGTGGATTATTCGTAGCTGCCGCCCATGTAATTCCGTCGGAACTGTTCGCTAATGTAATCGTATTCCCAGTGTTGTACCCACCGGCAACCCATAACGAACCGTTCCAGGCAACATCGGTTGCTTCAGTAAAAATTGAAGTTCCGCTGGTCGATCCCGTCCAATTAATTCCGTCAGAGCTGTACGCTAAGGTATATGTTCCATATCCACCGGCAACCCATAACGAACCGTTCCAGGCAACTGTATCTACGAATGTAGAAAATATTGAGTTCCCACTGGTCGATCCTGTCCAATTAATTCCGTCAGAGCTGTACGCTAAGCTATATGTTCCCCTACCACCTGCGACCCACAGCAAACCATTCCAGGCAACTGTATGACAATAACCAGGGGTTTCCCCAGCAATATAAAAAACCGAAGTTCCGCTGGTCGATCCTGTCCAATTAATTCCGTCGTAGCTGTAAGCTAAGCTATATGTTCCTTGACCACCAGCGACCCACACCGAACCGTTCCAGGCAACCGCGTATACTCGAGTAGTAATAATCGAATTTCCGTTGGCCGATACACTCCAATTAATTCCGTCAGAGCTGTAGGCTAAGGTATATGTTCCATACCCGCCGGCGACCCACAGCAAACCATTCCAGGCAACCGAATATACTGAAGTTGTAAAAGGACTCTTTGTTATACTCCATTTTATACCATCGTAGCTATACCCTATTTTCCCGTTATTTGCACCCACTATAGTGAAATTTTCCGTGGGTATCCTTGGGCTGTTCACTATTGTCGTCCCGACGTACGGAAGTACTCTGCGAGACGCGCACCCAGATCCATAACTTCCGGTTGTTCCTCCAGTAAACGGATTATTCGCGGCCAAACTCCAGGTCTTTCCGTCCGCACTGTAGGTAAATCCAGTAGTTCCAGCATTATTTCCGCCGGTTGCGACCCATACCGACCCGTTCCAGGCAACGCCGTCAACATACCCACCCCCCGTCCCAAATAAATTATTGGTCGCCGCAGTCCACGTCTTTCCATCGCTACTGTACGCTGCTACAATAGAGGATGCTGTATTAAAACCTCCAGCGACCCATAATGACCCGTTCCAGCCAACTGCATATACTTGGCCTCCAGTGCTCAGTGGATTATTCGTAGCTGCCGCCCATGTAATTCCGTCGGAACTGTTCGCTAATGTAATCGTATTCCCAGTGTTGTAGCCGCCGGCCACCCATATTGAACCGTTCCACGCAACCGCATCAGCGTACCCCCCGGAAAAGATATTGTTTGACGCTGCGTTCCAATTAATACCGTCGGAACTGTAAACCAAGGAAACCGTATTTCCGGTATTGTACCCGCTAGCCACCCATAACGACCCATTCCACGCAACCGCGTATCCCTCACCCCCGGAAAAGGGGTTATTGTTAGCTGCCGTCCATGTAATTCCATCAGAGCTGTAAGCCAAGGAAACCGTATTTCCGGTATTGTATCCGGCAGCCACCCACAACGAACCATTCCATCCCAGTGCGTAACACACGCCTCCTGAAAAGATGTTGTTTGAGGCCGCGGTCCAAGTAATTCCGTCGGAGCTGTATGCGAGCGAAATACTAGACGTTCCCGCCGTGTTTCCGCCCCCGACCACCCACAAGGAACCGTTCCAGGCAGAGGTATACGCAAAACTTCCGGATCCGGAAAATAAATTATTCGCAGCCGCGTTCCACGTTTTTCCGTCGTACGTATAGGCCAGTGCAACCGTAGTCGAAGTGTTAGAATTTTGACCAGTTGCAACCATGAAATTATCCGTGGGTTTTAAAGAGCCATTTAAACCAGTAGGACCAGTCGCACCAGTAGCGCCCACTCCAACAGCTCCGTTTGGACCGGTTGGCCCCGTAGGACCGGTAACTCCAGGAATGCCAGCAATATAGGGGAGAGATGACCATGGAGTCACTCCGTCTCCGATTTTTATATAAGGGTAATTTGTGGCCATATTACTGTTTTAATTAGAAAAGAAGGCGTGAGCGTTTACATAATCATATAGTTGTACGTGCTCGTATCGGGCACCGTGTTCACAATCGTGAACCCCGTTCCTCCGAGCACAGAACTCACAAACGCCGGAGCGCCCGTTACACTTGTAGAATTGCGGTTCAGAATGATGTTGCTGTAAGATTTTACATTCGGATTTAATCCGGTCACTCCAGTCGTACCGTTTGCCGTGATGGTTCCGCGAAATGTTGGAGGGAACAAGGTTGATCCGTCGTACGGAAGTACTGTGCGCGAAGCAACTGCGTAGCCAATACTGCTGAACGGCGATGGTGTAACGGCAGTCCATCCAGTTTGGCCGCTGAAACTGTACGCCATAGTATTCGTTCCATTTCCGGCGGCTATCCATCGCGTTCCAGTCCAAGCGAGCGAACGTCCGGCGGTACTGAACGTCGAGGTTCCCAGCCCCGTCCACGTGGATCCGTCGGCACTGTATGCTAACGTATTCGTTCCTTCACCGCAAGCGACCCATACCGTTCCATTCCATCCAAGGGCTCGCCCAATCCCAGTCGTTCCGAATGGGGAGCCCGACACGGCTGCCCACGTAATTCCGTCCGAGCTTGTTGCTAACGTATACGTTCCCTGGCCGCCAGCTAACCATTTTACACCGTTCCACGCAAGACCGGCTCCCAACGTAGTGAACGGCTGGGATATACCTGCATTCCACGTTTTTCCGTTGTAGCTGTACGCCAACGTATTTCCGCCTTGGCCGGTCGCTACCCACAAAACACCGTTCCACGCGACCGAATACCCGAACGCACTAAATGTCGACGTTCCAAGTCCCGTCCAGTTAATTCCGTCATAACTCCAGGCGATGGTATTTGTTCCCTGCCCAACTGCGACCCACATCATTCCGTTCCACGCGATTCCTCGTACCAATGAGAAGTACGAGTTCCCATTGCTCTTCCAATTGATTCCGTTGGAACTGTACGCCAGCGTATTTGTCGGATCTTCGCCACCAGCCACCCATAAAGTTCCATTCCACGCGATGGCTCGACCACTACCCGTCGTGAATGGCGTATTTGAGACCGGAGTCCACGCGCTTCCGTCATAACTGTACGCGAGAGCATTCGCTCCAGTCCCACCCGCTACCGTGAACGCATCGCTCAGAATTGTTGAATTCTTCACGGTGGTTGTCCCAACATACGGCAACACTCGGCGAGACGCCGCGGCATATACTTGAGTAGTAATAATCGAATTTCCATTGGTCGATGAAGTCCAGGTACTCCCATCATAGCTGTAGGCTAACCTATACGTTCCCGAGCCGCCAGCGACCCATAACGAACCGTTCCAGGCAACTCCACGTACATTGGTTGTGATGATTGAAGTTCCGCTCGTAGATCCATTCCAGGTGATTCCGTCAGAGCTGTACGCTAACGTGTTCGTTCCTTGACCACCAGCGACCCACAACGAACCATTCCAGGCAACCGTATATACTTGAGTAGTAATAATCGAAGTTCCGCTGGATGATTGATTCCAATAAATTCCGTCGTAGCTGTATGCTACCGTGTTTGTTCCTCCGCCTCCAGCGACCCACATCGAACCATCCCAGGCAACCGAATATACTTGAGTACTAATAATCGAATTCCCGTTGACCGATGAATACCAGGTAATCCCATCGTAGCTGTACGCTAGAGTATTTGTTCCGCTCCCACCGGCAACCCACAACAAACCATTCCAGGAAACTGTATATGCAGCGGTTGTGAACATCGAATTTCCATTTGTAGACGCAGTCCAGGTAATTCCATCATAGCTGTACGCTAGAGTATTTGTTCCGCTCCCACCGGCGACCCACATCGAACCGTTCCAAGAAACTGCGTATACAGCACTTGTGAAGATTAAAGTTCCATTCGTAGACGCAGTCCAGGTGATTCCGTCAGGGCTGTAGCCTATAGTATTCGTTCCAGTCGCACCGGCAACCCATAACGACCCGTTCCAGGCAACCGCATTTGCATAGGTTGCGAAGATTGAAGTTCCGTTCGTAGATCCAGTCCAGGTAATTCCATTGTAGCTGTACGCGATCGTATTTGTTCCTTGACCAGCCATCACCATAAAGTTCTCAGACTGAACGTCATATCCTGATCCAGTCGGTCCTACAGGCCCGGTAATTCCGCCGATCGATCCAGTTGGTCCAGTCGGTCCCGTGACGCCCGTAACACCTTGAAACCCACCGACGTACGGAAGAAGCGAAGACGAGTACTGCGATGAGGCGTCCCCGATTTTCACGTAATTATACGTCGCAGACATCTTACTGTTCTAGGTAGAAAAGAACGTACTTAATACTACGAATTAGATAATCACGTAATTGTAAGGTCCAGTATCTCCCGTAGATGTCCCAACGACCGTGAATGACGTGTTTGGGATTATAGAAGTAACGTATGCCGGAGTCATTGCTGGGGTCATAACTTGTTTTCGCGTCAATAGAATTGTGCTTGTAGCTTGAACAGCTGTGTTCTGAATAACGATTACATTCGTTCCGGTCGCTCCGAATGTTCCGCGCGTCAAGTTGGTAATAACAGGCAAAGTCCCAGTCGTAGAGTACCCTATCTGACCGGCGTACAGAACAGTCGCCGGGTTCGTTACGAGCGTCGCTATACCTGTAGACCCAGGTGCTCCAGTGTAGCCAGTGTAGCCAGTGTAGCCAGTGACTCCAGTGTATCCGGTGTACCCGGTAAAGCCTGTGTACCCGGTAAAGCCCGTGTATCCTGTGACTCCAGTGTATCCGGTGTACCCCGTGTACCCGGTAAAGCCGGTGTAGCCCGTGTACCCAGTGACTCCGGTGTAGCCAGTGTACCCGGTGTATCCGGTGTATCCAGTCACTCCAGTGTATCCGGTGTATCCCGTGACTCCGGTGGGACCGATAGGTCCTCCGTATACGACGGAGCCAGTGGGTCCAATCGGACCAGTGTAGCCAGTGGATCCATTTGATCCATTTGATCCTGCCGATCCAACTGTTCCAATCGGTCCAAACACTAGATTATCAATTGTCGGAATGCCGGGGGTATATCCAAAAAATGAAGAACCAAGGTACAGCCGCTGGCCTCCGGCAAATCCAGAATACGAGTAGACCAACGTGTTGTCCTGGTAAAATTTGACTAAAAGTCCGTCGTACACCACAAGGAACGAAGTAGTTGTCGTGTACGGGTTCGGAGATGTGAATGTAGAGGTTCCGTTAATGTAGATTTGCGGGTTTCCGAAAGCGGGCATGTACCATGCATACCCCACATTCGCTTGACTGATCCCCGATCCCGGAGTCACAGTTGTTAATCCAAACATCTGGTCAGTCAACGTTATAATCGAGGTTGCGCTCGCATACGCGTAAAAGAACCCCTGCTGAGACCATACGCCGGCATTCGACCATGAGTTTGTGGTCGTTGTATTGTAGAACGACCCGACGTGATCTCCTTGCGCCATGTTCGTTAACAGTGAAGTCCAGGTGCTTTGTCCCGCCGGCCCAATCGGTCCAATCGGTCCAGTATATCCCGTGTACCCCGTGTACCCAGTGAAACCAGTCGGGCCCGCTGGTCCAGCAACTCCGGTGGGACCGATAGGTCCCCCGTATACGACGGAGCCAGTGGGTCCAAGTGGACCAGTGTACCCCGTCGGCCCGCGATTGCCGTTGTCGAGCAAGATTCCGGGTAAATTCGGCCATCTAGTCGCGCCATCGCCTACTTTAATCATGCGCGGAAAGTCGGTCTGGTATCCGACTTCACCGTTCGCAAGAGTGACGGCGTAATCAGAATTCCACTCCGCATACGTTCCCCTGCGGAACTGAATGATGTCGGGCATCGTATCTTGTACTATTCTCCAGAAACAAGAATGTATCCTGTACCGTCGTCTCCGAGCACGCAGTTCGCGTCGTCCGTGCCCTGGTAAATGATCTCGTCGTACACCACGCCAGGCAGGCGTCCAAATCCAGATAACATATACGCTTCCACCACTCCGCTCGTCGACCCCTTCGTGTACACTGTGTCCGTAATCTTCTTGGGCACCGAACAGCACCAATCGGGCTGGTAGGCTAGTGCGATGGCCTTTCTGCGAACCCGTTCCGTCCACAGCGATGTGTCGGACGTCTTGTTCACGAAGCTCCGTTCCTTCCCCGTTGCCCGGTTGAAGGGAAACCGGGAGATGTCGGGTATATCTATTTTCGGCTCAGCTTTGTACGAGTACCATCCAAAGATGAGAATGAGTGTTATGGAAAGGGTCGCTGCTATAAATGAGATGTCGATCTCCATTAGTTTATTATCAAATAATTGTATGTGCTCGTATCGCCCGCCTGGCTCTTGATTGAGAATGATGTGCCCGGAATGGTTGACGACACGTATGCCGGCCCAACCGTTCCTCCCACGGTCTTCACGGTGAGCACAATAACCGAGTTCGCAGTGACTGCAGTGTTCGATACAGTCGCACCAGTTGCTCCAGTCGCAGTAACAATACCGGATGAACCACTCGCAGTCCCAATAAAATCTACGCTGGAACTGTAGATGTAACCTCCGCCAACAACTGCGGTTTGGTACTGTCCAGTGGACGATACAGATACTCCGACCCAAACTTGTGAGCTGGCTTTTTGTACCCAGGTATTACCGTAATCGGAGGAAAAGTACATGTAACCTGGTGATAAAGCATAGCCAACAACTGCGACTTGGTACTGCCCCGTTGAAGATACAGATACTCCGTTCCAAACTTGTGAGCTGGCTTTTTGTGCCCAGGTATTACCGTAATCTGACGAAATATAGATGTAACCTCCGTAAGCAACTGCGGTTTGGTACTGTCCCGTGGACGATACAGAGACTGCGTTCCAATTTTGCGAGCTATTTTTTGCTGTCCAGGTATTACCGTAATCTGACGAAACGTAGATGTAATCTCCGTAAACAACTGCGGTTTGGTACTGTCCCGTGGACGATACAGATACTGCGTACCAATTTCGCGTTGCATCTGAAGTTTTTTGTGCCCAGGTATTACCGTAATCTGATGAACAGTAGATATAACCTGGTGATGAAATAGAGCCAACAACTGCGGTTTGGTACTGTCCCGTTGACGATACAGATACTCCGCTCCAATATCGCGAGCTATCCTTTGGTGTCCAGGTATTACCGTAATCTGATGAACAGTAGATATAACCTGGTGATGAAATAGAGCCAACAACTGCGGTTTGGTACTGTCCCGTGGACGATACAGATACATCGCTCCAATATCGCTTTGCATCTGAAGTTTTTTGTGCCCAGGTATTCCCGTAATCGGATGAACCGTAGATGTAACCTCCGTAAACAACTGCGGTTTGGTACTGTCCTGTGGACGATACAGATACTGCGTACCAATTTCGCGTTGCATCTGAAGTTTTTTGTGCCCAGGTATTACCGATGGACGACGATGTTGCTGACGCAGGCATTATAGCAACTCCTACCGCCCCGGGTGCCCCGGGTTCCCCTGTTGCCCCTGTTGCCCCTGTTGCCCCTGTTGCCCCGATGACTCCGCTGGTCGTATAAATGTTGCCGGTCGCATAGATATTGTCTACGTTAATTAGGTCTACCTTCACAGCGTAGCCGTTCGCGCCGTCGCCGACGATTTTCGGAGAGAGCGTGTGCTGAAGGAGGTTGCGGGTATTCGATCCAGAAAACGGATCACTTCCGTTGCTGGACATTTGTTTATACAGATGGACAAACAGTTTAACTACTTTCCGACCCCTATAAACATGGAGCCCCTATTCACCCCCTCCTCCCAGACTCTTTCGGAGCGCTACACTTTGTTCCCTATTTCCCCCCAAGAGGAAGACTTGTACAAATTGTACAAGAAGGCCGTCGCGTCGTTCTGGGCGGCCGAGGAGATTGATTTCAGCAAGGATAAGGAGGACTGGGAGAAGCTCGCGGAGCCCGAGCAGTTCTTTATTAAGCAGGTGCTCGCGTTCTTCGCGGGCTCGGACGGGATCGTCCAGGAGAACTTGGCTACGAGGTTTCAGCGCGATATCCAGTCCCCGGTCGCGCGCCTGTTCTACGCGTTCCAGAATGCGATGGAGGGCGTGCATTCGGAGACCTATTCGCTTCTCATCGACCAGTACGTGAAAGACAAACAGGAACAGAACCAGTACTTCCGCGCGATAGACAAGATCCCGTGTATCGCCAAGAAGGCCGAGTGGGCGCGCAAATGGATCGAGTCCACGGAGTCGTATGCGACCCGCCTCGTGGCCTTCGCGTGCGTGGAGGGAATCTTCTTCAGCGGCTCGTTCTGCGCGATCTACTGGGTCAAGAAGCGCGGCCTGCTGCCCGGCCTCACGTTCTCGAACGAGCTCATTTCGCGCGACGAGGGGCTGCACACGGAGTTCGCGGTGACGCTGTTCCACAAACTCCAAAACAAGATCGACGCGAGCCAGATTACGAGTATCATTCGGGAGGCCGTGGAGATCGAGACGAATTTCATCTGCGAAGCCCTACCGTGCTCCCTGCTGGGAATGAATGCGCGGGACATGAAGCAGTACATCGAGTTCGTGGCCGACCGGCTGGCCGTGCAGTTTGGGATCCCCAAGATTTTCAAGTCCACGAATCCGTTCGATTTCATGGAGCTGATTTCGCTGGAGGGCAAGACCAACTTCTTCGAGAAGAAGGTCTCGGAATACTCCAAGCCCGGCGTGGGAATGCGCGCCGAGGACATGGTCTTCAGAGTGGACGAGGACTTCTAATTAGGCGATGTACTTATACTTCGCAGATACAGAACTCCCTAATGGAGAATAGAATTTTGTGTAGTTTGAGCCGTGCCCTGCCGCATAATTGCGCCCTAGGAACGTGAAAGGAGCGGACGTTGTATTCACACCTGTTAAAGAAGGTAGGAAATCGATTGGCTGGCGGACGGATGGGAGGGGCTGGTACAGGTGCGTAAACACCTTCACCCCGTTCACAGCTTGTTCTCGGGAATCTACCGCTGCGTACTTTTTGAAGCGGGTGAAGGTCGACGCGTCGGGGGTCGGCATATTTACGTTTAAAGAAAGAAGCTTTATTCGTCATAAAAGGAAAATGCATCTCACCTACGTCGCCGTAGTCGTTCTCGCGTCCATGATTTTTGTTCTGTCCGGCATGGTGGGGTACGTCTACTGGCAGCAGACGCGCATGCTGCAGCACATCCAGTCGCTTGCCGTCGTGGTCTCGACGCAGTTCGTTCGTCCGCCAGAGCACCCGCAGGAGCCCCCGCAGGAGCTGCAGCCCCAGTCCGATGTTGACTCCGATCTACCCGCCCTAGTGCCCGACAACGGTGTTAGCGCTCTGAAGGAGGAGGAGGATGACCGGGTGAGCGTGGACGAGAAGGCCGATATTGTAGAGGGCCCTCCTCCTTCGTCCGCCACCAAGGACGCGGAGCCTGCTGAGAATAAGACCGCGGCTCAGATCCGCGATCTGCTCACCGCCAAGGGCATTCCGTTCGGCAAGCGCGACTCCAAGACGGTTCTCCTCACTCTACTGAAGGCGAGCGCATAAGATATTCCAGTAATACAATGAAGCTGTATAATCAGCACTTAGACACGTTGGCTCAAGGCCAATCAAAACTCCTAGTCTTCGACTGCGAGTTTTGGCGAGTGTACGGCTCGGCCGGATTCCACGGGATCCCCGAGACCGACGAATTTTTTATTCCCCGCGAGCTGGGCGGATTCACGCTCTCGAAAAACGCGGACGGGACGTGGGAGTACAAAGGTTTCTTCTTCATTACGTTCACGAACCCCAAGGGGTACGACGTGTCCTTCGTATCCTCCGAGTTCGCGAGTGTGAGCGACAAGACTGCGGCGACGCTGGACAAGTACCAGTCCGTACTTCAGCTCGACTGGTCGAAATCGTTCCTGCACACCCTGCCGCAAGGCGAGCAGCAGAGCGTGCTCCTGGACAGTCTCAAGGTGTACAATGGCGACAAACACATTTCCGACCACCACAGGCCTCCATCGTGGATCAAGCGGTTCATGAAAACTTATTCTGAGTCCACGATTGTGGTGAAGGGAACGTCGGATATCGAGGCTCTGCAGAACATGTGCACGATGCACGGGTACAGCTACCTCCCTCCAAAAGCCGTGGTGGACATCGCTCGATGGAACCGCAAAAGCCGAGCAGTGTGCGGCACGGCGAAGCTTCAGGGAACGTACGACTGCATTCTTCGCGACATTGATGATACGGGCAGCAAACGCCGGCGCCTGCGCGACATCCTACCCCTGCAGCGGGCGCACGAGCCCACGACCGACGCGTCAATGACGCTGCTCGTAGCAATATACATTGTAGCCTCCCAAAAGATATAATATTTAAATGATGTCGGCATAGAAATCTAAATGGAAGAAGAATGGAGACCGCTCCCTTGGGCACCTAAATATTTGGTATCAAACATGGGTAGAGTTAAAGGAGTGCGTGGTCAGATTATGGTGGGCGGGCTTGATACAGATGGATATCATCAAGTATTAATTTATCCTTCAAATGGAACAGGTGGAAAGCATAACCGTTTGACGCGGAAAGTATACCGCCTTGTAATGCAAACATTCAACCCAGATAACAATGGAAAAAATCAAATTGATCACATCAATAGAAACCGAAGAGATGACCGTCTTGAAAATTTACGTTGGGCTACATCTCAAGAAAATAGCTCAAATCGCGGACGTCCTTTTGATATGATAGGAATTAATTGGAACAAAAAGAACCAGACATATATGGTTAGAGCTTACAATGGAGTAGGGCAAGGACAAGTATATTTGGGTTGTCGTAAAACGATAGAAGAAGCAAAAGCATTAAGAGATGAACATTTAAGTACACGAACTACTGTATAGATAATGAGGTTAATATCAATAGATCCAGGACTTCGACACTTGGCGTTCTGTGTGATGGAGGGAACGAGCCGATCCGATGTGCGAATCGTGCACTGGGATCTGATTGATGTGATGGCCGAGGGCGCGGGGCACGACGCGCCCAAATGTTTCAAGTGCAAAAAGCCGGCAAACTGGATGAACGGTAAAAAGGCCTATGCGTGCACGTTACACAAAACAAAGTCGGCCAAGCCCCCGACCAAGGTGTCTTTGAGCAGGAAAACCATCGACGAACTGAGAAAGGAGGGCGAGCCGTTCGGAATCGTGTCCACGACCAAAAAGGGGTACGTGGATATTCTGTACGCGCACTACCACTTGAATATTTGGAAGCGGTGTATCAAATCGAGCAAGCAGTGCTCGGTCGTGGATTTGAGCGTGCCGATCGCCGCGTCGCTGGAGTCCAGAAAGGCGCTGTGGGAGGGCGCTGACCTGATCGCGTGCGAGCAGCAGCCGGACAAGCGCATGCTGTGCGTCCAGGCCATGATCCACATGTGGTTCGTGTGCCGGGGGTTCAAGTGCACGGGCGTGTCGGCGACTCATAAATTGACGAACATTCTCACGATAGATCCGACGAAAACGTACAAGGACAGAAAGAAGACGGGGATCATTCATGCAATGCAGCTGGTGCCGCCGACATGGTTGTCGCACATGCTCAAACACCCCAAGAAGGACGACTTGGCGGACACGTTTTTGCAGGGGCTGTGGACGATGGAGCACACGAAAACTCATGCGTTGTAGTTTTCATAACTGTATCGTAAGTTCACACAAATGGGCGACGTCTTCGGAGCAGATTTCCTAACGAATCCAAAGATGTCGGAGTCTATGGATTTGCCGGAGATGGCCACGATCGATCTCCCCGCGTTCGGCGAGTCGTCCGCGCCTCCGCCTCGGCTCGTTCCCTCGCTGGACGAGGCGGGCCCTATCCGCACCTCGGACGGGCTTGAGAACTTGAACGCCGACCACTTTTTCGGGGCAGCTCCGTCGTCGCGCAAGATGAACGAGGAGTTTGTGATGAAGGAGAAGTACGAGATCCTGCGCAAGTTCGAGCGCCTCGCCAAGCTGGGAGTCCCGATGCGCAAGCGGTTCACGCTGGACTCGCCGCTGGAGGAGATGAAGATGGAGCTGGAGTTCATCAAGCGCGAAAAGGCGATGGATCAGACCATCAAGCAGTTCTGCGAGTGGTACATTACCGGAATGTCTGCGCTGGAGTGGAGCTCGAAGAACGTGGCCATCATGAAGGCGTTCGGGCTGCAGCTGGACGGGCTCTCGGAGTCCGCGCAGATGAACGTGGCGGACATGGAGGAGGATTTCGAGGAGCTCTACGACCTGTACGGCGACAAGCTCAAGATGCACCCGCTCGTCCGCATCCCCATTCGCACGTGCATGATGGTGTACATGGTTCACCTCACGAACCAGATGGCGGCCAAGGCGCCGATCCCGAACATCCAGGAGATTCTGAAGACGAACCCGGACATCGCGCGCCAGCTGGCCACGGCCGCCATGCAGCAGCAGTCGCAGGGAATGCGCCAGGCCGCCCCGCCCCAGGCCGCCCCGCCGTCCGCGCCGGGCAACCCGCTGGCCGGGCTCTCGAGCTTCATGTCTTCGATGATGCCCCCGCCGCCGCCCGAGCAGACCAACGCCCGGCCTCCGATGTCCGTGAAGCCGGCAATCAAGTACCCCAAGCCTCCCGCCCAACCTCCAATCCAGCGCGCCCAAGCCCCGGCGCCCGCGCCCGCGCCCGCGCCCGCTCCTGCGCGGGAAATGAAGGCACCGCAGGTCAATATTGACGACTTGCTCAAGTCCGTCAATGCTGGCGTGGAGACCAAGCGCGTATCGACAACGCCGAACACGCGCAAGGGCGGATCGACGGGCAAAAATTCCGTCAGCATCAAACTCTAAATCCCAAAAAATAATTTCTGCGTTTAAATCATAAAAGTAATTTAAAGGAATGTTTAAATGGCTCCGTAATTTTAAACGTTATTTCTGTAATTTCTTCTGCACTGCCGAAATCGACCACTCCGCATACATCCCCCTCATTCACGTCGACTACGAATACGAATACATCCCGATCCCAACGTCCCCGCTCTCGCTAGAAGGCGGCTCGGACGATAATTTAGCGTGCTACGATTAAGACGAACCCTCTCCAAACTGTTCTTTCTACGAGAATGAATAGTTTAAATAGTGTGGTTTGATAGGTATAGAGTTTTAGAACATGGGGCTTTCCTTCGTGTCGTAGGCCGGCTGATCGCATCCCTTTAGCCCGGCCTTTGAGCGCAGTTCGTCGTCGGGTTTTCCGACCATGCCCTCGCGCGCAAAGTCCGACTTTCCGCGGAACAGGCCGCCGGCCAAGACCACGAACCCGGCCGTCAGTATAATTGACGCAATCAGATCGCGGGTTCCCACAAAACATACCGCGAATACCGCTATACGCCGAAGAAGTATGTTCTGCCCGTACTCTTCATCGTCTGCGCTGAATTCGTGGACGATGTAGCGGCTCGCCACATTCGTGAGCAGAATCATCACGCCAATCGCAAAGGGCGACGACGCAACCGAATTGATGTGCGCGAGCATCTCTTGTGTATGTGCTTGATTTTATACGGACGTTCCCTTCACACTTCCCGAGGACGGTGCGCCCGTAGGAACGCTGGTCTGGGGAGGAGGCGCGGTCTTGCTCTTGCCCGCAACCGCGGTGTGTGCGACCGTGTCTCCCTTCTCCAGCTTCTTCTTCGGCTCACCCTCCTTGCTCAGCGACTTGAGCACCTCGCCGATATTCAACGCCTTCTTTGGCGACTGCTCTTTCGCGTCAAGGTACTCGGTCACGCCCGAGCTGGTTACGAGGTAGGCGATGCCTAGAAACACTCCTACAACCAGGCTCTGACGTACAGTCACGTACACGATTCCAAGAAGGAAGACGGCGTGGCCTACAGGCGAGGACAGGAAATCCTTGATGTGGGACGGAGGCGGGTGGGTGAAGAACGCGATGTAAGCAATCAGAAGACCAACGAGAACAAGTTCGGTGCGCGAGATCTTCATTTGTTTCAACGTGATATTTTTCTGTCGTGTTTTGAATAACTGAGACGATGGCGTCAATTGAAGAAGTATGGGGGAGCTCGTTTCCAAAAAAGGGGTATACGATGGCTGCGCGCGGCGCTCCCAAAGAGGATGCGCGAGATGCGGAGCGGGAAGGACGTGTGGCGCCCACTCCCATCCACCGATCCAACGCCGCCATTCAGCGCAATCGCAAGACGATCGACGACCTCACGAAAAGCCTGCCTATCGTCCAGAACGATGACGAAGGCGACTCAAATTACGCGCCCGCCCGCGTTCCTCAGCGTGAAGGGTTCACGGCCACCAAGACCGAGTACTCCAAACCCTTCTTCCCTTCGGATACCGGCACAAGTTTCGCATACGCTCCACCCTCGTACCAGGACGCAGCGCATGAGATTAAACTTGATCGTATTATGCGCATGATCGAGCAGAACCGAACCGGATACGAGACCCCGTCGTCTCACGATATGGCTCTGTACGTATTCACGGGAGTTATGGCGCTGTTTGTTCTGGACACGTTCGTGAACTTAGGCCGTCGTATGGGTTAACTAGTTGTGGATACGAGTCTCAAATGACGAAAAGTCGTCGAACCCATTTTCGAGCATCTCAATCTCTAGACAAATCGTGAAGTCGACCGTACGATTTCCGGCGGCAGCATACGCTCCGTCCGACGTCCAGTACATGAACCCGCTGTTTCCCTGCTGGGCGTGGGTGCGTACACGAATATGCAGGCGATCCAGAGTTCCAAGCGCGGGCGAGAACCGCGTAATGTTCTCCTGTCCCGAATGATCGTTGTACTCGATGAACGAAGTGTACACCACAGCCGGAATTTTCGCCAGGAAACCGTCGCGGTACGTTGACCTGCTCGCTCCAACCACGGTCTCGTCGGAGTAATTGAGACCCTCGACATCGAGAAGGAAGTAGTACTGCGAGTTCGTTGTCGTGTTCACCGGCGTATCGGAGGAGAAATTGGAGGCGGATGTGTTGGGCCCAGCCGAGATAGCGTGAGTGACTGCGCCACCGTTGATGTTCGTAGTCTTCACGGTCAGAGGAAACTCGCCGCTCACCACGCGAATGCTCACGACATTCTGGTACTGCCGAGGCAAGTACACGACGAAATCGCCGTTCGTGTAATACTTCGAGGTATCGCGATCGGCCGAGTCGATGGACAAGATCTTTTTCACTGTGCGAAGGGCCTTGACGGGCTGAGACGGCGCGACGACAACGCCATTGTAATCGAAAGCCCGGTGGTTCATTTGTTATATTTCACGCGGGAAGTTTTACACGTCTTATTGAACCAACGTTTACCCTTTGCGGTTTTCTTGGCTTTCCTGGCTAAGTCGGCATCTGCCGTATAGTGCGTCTTCCCGCACGTCAAAAAGCTGGCGGCGCGAGCGTACCCCCACTGCTGCTGAGATGCGCCCGGACGATGGCCGGTTCGCCACGCCGCCATTCCGCGGTTATACGACTGCTTCACTAACGACAAGGGAACTCCGGTCGATTGGGAATAGGCGTTCAGCGAATGCGCCTTGGGGAACTTTCGTTTCCATTCCGAGACGTACTTTGATCTGCGAGTCTTTGCGCCCCTATCAGTTAAAAATGGCTTATAGGCCTTAGGATTTTTCCACGACATAGACCGTCGCCGCGTGGCTGTCGATCTGCGTTGTTTGTTTTGTTTGGCGGTTAAGCCGGTATGGTACCTCTTGGGCCAATACATTACTTTATAACGTGGGAATTGTTAGTTGGTTGAATGTGTCCACGAACTCCATGTCACTGTCGTGCTCATCGAGTTTCAGAAGAGACTGTACCATATTTTCCACGGCAATGCAGAATCGCCAGAATGCCGGGATATCGAATGATCCCCCGGTGTCCATCTCGTACTCCAAATGCGAGGCGTTCTCCTCGGCCGTAATCTTGGCCTCTTCGACGTTCTTCAGGTTCTCGGGGTTCTTGACGAGCAGAAAGTCCGGAAATTTTGACCGAATATCGCGGAAGAACTCCACGCCGTCGGCAAACCACTGGTCAGTGAACTCTTCCGTCTCCTCGTCTAACCCCTCCATATCTTCAATCAGTTTGCGCAGCGTCTTCAGGTTTTTTGCCTTTTGCTCGGGGCTCAAGCTGACTTCATCGTCGTCGACGTCCATTGTGTTGCTCTCTTTGAATATGAGAAAAACGTTTCCGTTTTTACATTAAGCGACCGCAGGGTACTTTGTTAGAGTGCGGTGTTCGCCTCGAGCCAGTCTACAATGTACTTGATTTGTGAGTTCACGAGATCGATCTCGTCCTGAACCTCGCGTTTCTCGTCATTCAAATGACTACGCACATCGTTCTCACTGGCGGGATCCATAGGGTCTCCGTTTGGCGATACAATGTCGTTGTCGAGTACGTATTGGATCTCGTCCATCTCCGTACAGAGTCTCGACAGAACGCGTTCGAGGTTCTCCTTGGTCTTGTTATAGATCTCGCGAATGTCCTGCATCTTCAATGAAAAACATTCACATTCAGTGTTTGCTTTCCGTTTTCTAGACCTTTATCATGGAATGGACGACCCACACGGTCGCGGCGGCAGCTGCCTGCGCCCCGGTATGCATCAGCGCGCGGTTCAGCCCAACTTTTCCGGAGAGGTAGCACCACAGAGTCACCGCGGGATTGAAATGCGCGCCCGAAACAGGTTGGGATAGGGCAATCGCCACTGCGAATGCGGCAACTACGAATAACGGAGACGTGGTGAACGCGATCGCCCCGATGATAAGGCATGTGCCGAGGTACTCGCTCATTGCGTGAACATACATTGTTCTTGTTGTATAAGGAGGATGAAATAAAAAAAGAGCTTACATAATAATAACTTTATAAAAATAGATGGTATATGGTATAATATACAAAATTACCAACAAAGTTAATGGTAAAGAATATTACGGACAAACAAAACAACATATAAAAAGATGGTCTCGTCATAGGGCGAATGCTAGGGATGGTGTTGATGGACCATTATACAACGCTATAAGACTTTACGGAATAGATAACTTTAATTTTGAAATTTTGTGTTCATGTGACACATTGGCCGAATTAAATTCAAAAGAACAAGAGTTAATTCGTATCAATAACTCTTGCTGTCCAAATGGATATAATATCAAAAAAGGTGGAGATAACCATGAACACTCGGATGATACACGTGAAAAAATTCGTAAATCACTTACAGGCAGAAAATTAGCTTCTCTATCAGAAGAACGCAAAGAGAAGATTAGTTTAGCTTTAGTTGGCCATGCTGTTTCGGAAGAAACTAAGAATAAATTAAGAGTGGCTAGCTTAAATATGTCCGATGAAACTAAACATAAAATGAGACTAGCTAAACTTGGTAAAAAACAATCAGAACAGCAAGTAGAAAACACTCGAAGGAGAATGTTGGAATATTGGGCGTTAAAAAAATCTGAAAAAAATCCAGCAAATAATAAAAATGAAATATCTCGTCGTGAAGGGATGGCTTAGGCTTCGGTGATAGGCTAGAGTCTTTGAAGATGTGTGTTCACTACGCCATCGAGCACAAGCTTCAAATATATGTGGACTGGAGGGATTCCATATGGTCGCACGGCAACGAGTCGTTTTACACATACTTCAAGCTCGTGAACATGCCTATCCTGAACTCTCTGGACGATATACCCGAGGACGCAACCTATTTCCCGAGCTACTGGAAGGGGAACATCAAGACCCCCTTCTCCCAAGAACTGTTTCTAAAACAGGCGGAGCTTGGGCTCAATGTCGGGATCCTCGGCTCAAGCACGCCTACGCACGCCGATGTTCTCGTCCACTCCTCGTTTTCCAACCGTTCGCTGTACAATGACTCCTCGTTCTTCGCAAACGTGTTCCGAGTCATCGATCCGCGCATAACTGTTCCGGTGTTTCAGCGTCAAGCCGAACATAAACTATCGTCGTCCATAGGATTCCATATCCGGGGAACAGACCGTACTCGGAATCGTACACGCCTAGAATTGAGCGTCCAATTTATGGCGGTCAATGCGGTCTCCAATGGAGCGTTTTCGGGTCGGAGTATGGTCGCGGTGGGCGATGACGCGTACAGTATTGAGATTTGGAAGCGGTACTTCCCCCACACGGTGGTCTTCAGTGAGCTGGTGCTCAAAAACACGTCTGCAGGTGGAAACCATAATGCGTCAAAAGAGCAGCTGGTGTCCAGCAAAGACAGCATGAATGTGGAAATGCTCGTGGACTTTTTCACGCTGGCGTCCTGCGAGCGGATTATAAGCACGTTCAAGGACAGCCGCTTCGCACATGAGGCCAGGCGGCTCTCACCGTTTGTAGCAACAATCCTGCGAAACGAATAGTTTCAAGGTCATACAATAGGGATTAACAAAGATGTTGACGACACAGGGATATCGACTAGACAAGAAGACCATCTCGAATCTGAACCACGTAAAGGGCGTCCTGAATGTGAAACCATACATTCCGTCGGTGTTCGTCAAGCCCCAGTTCGTGACACGGTATCCGGTCTTCACGGAAACGAAAGACTACCTCTACGTGCCCAAACACTACGGACTCGCCGAGTTTGGGCCCATAACCGAGTCGCAGCGGGACGTCCCGAAGACCGACGCGGCCTTCTGGGAGTTTGCGGGCGCGATTCGCGAAGGACAGAAAGACGTCGTGAACGCCTACCTTTGCCCCGAACCCAGGGACGGGATTCTCTCTCTTCAAACGGGCGGCGGCAAAACCGTGTGCGCGCTCTACATCGCCTCGAAGATTCAGATGCCCACCATCGTCTTGGTCCACAACACCTTCCTTCGCGACCAGTGGGTGGACCGCATCAAATCGTTCCTGCCGAAAGCCCGCATCGGCTCGATCCAGGGCGACACTGCCGACGTCCTGGACAAAGACATCGTGGTCGCCATGCTCCAGAGCGTCTCGATGAAAGACTACGAGCCACACGTCTTCCAAGGATTCGGACTTGTGATCGTCGACGAATGCCACCACATCGCGTCGGAGGCGTTCTCGCGCTCCATCTCCAAGCTCACCTCGAAGTACATGCTGGGTCTGTCCGCTACGCCCGAGCGGAAAGATAAGCTGATGTACGTGATCAACTGGTTTCTCGGGCCGATGCTCTACCGCTCGAACACGGCCGACAAGGTGGACGAGAACGTGCGGGTGGAAGTCTACGATTTCGACCCCAAGGACGAAGAGTACAACACCATCATCTACAACAACCAGGGCGTCATGTTCACTACGCTCATGGTCAATAAGGTCGTGGAGTTCAAGCCCCGGAACGACCTTATCGTGGGTATATTGAGCGACCTCTTTGAAGAGGAGGGGCGGCAGATACTTGTCCTGACGGATCGAGTGGATCACACGGCGACCTTGTTCGAGTCTCTCCCTCCTGAAATCAGGGAGCACGCGTGTATCCTGGGCCGCAAAGTCAAGGCGACCGAGCGCGCCGCGTTCTGTGCGTCCAAGCGCATCCTCATTGCGACCTACGCAATGTGCAAGGAGGGGTTTGATGTGGCCACGCTGAACACTCTTATCATCGCCACGCCGCGTCCGGATGTGGACCAGATTGTTGGCCGCATCATGCGCACCGAAAAAACGGGGAGGTCTGTAGACCCGCTTATCGTGGACATCGTGGATCCGGCGTTCCGACGGCAGTTCCAGGAGCGGCTGCGACTGTACAAGGAACGAAACTACCAAGTAGAAAAAATGCGGCTGGAATAATAATGAAGACCCGCCGCGTAAAACCCCGAAAAGGGACTCGCCGCGCGAAGCGGGGAGGAAAGGTGATTGGGCAGGGAGCTTATGCGATCGTCATTGATCCTCCGATCGCTTGCGCCGATAAGCGCGATATGTCGAAGTACGTGTCTCGCATGTCCAAGCGCGAGAGCAAGGAAGATCTTGTCTCAAAGGATCACCCTCGGCTTATCCGGAAACTGAAAGAGATCGATCCGGAGCAGAAGTACTTTTTCTATCCGGAATACTGCCAGCCCGGAGCTCTGTCCGAGCAGAACAAGCTGGATGGAGTTACGTACAAGAACAAAATGTACTCGGAAATCGTTCTGAAAGGGTCGGACGTATGGAATCCCATAATCAGTAAGAAACGGTCGTGGGCAGCGTTCCTCAAGGGTAAGAAACTGGGTAAGAAACTCCCGATGCCCAAAAAGAGTATTGCCCAGATTGATTATCTGAAGACAGCGATCGACCTCCTTCACGACAACCATATTGTCCACGGCGACCTCCACGGCAAGAACGTGATCATGGCCGACGACGGCATGCCGCGCATCATCGACTTCGGGAAGAGCTTACTGGATGCCCCCGCGCGCATCCTCGAATGGGAGAAAAATAAGGTCGAAGATACGATGCCGTCGTTAGATGAGAACTGGCGCATGAGTCGGTAGTTATACGTCGCCGGTATTATCGTAGTTATAGATCATCGAATAGTCGTCGTGCGGTCGGTCGTGAACATCGCCGTAGTCTCCGCGGTCGGCTTCTAATAGTCCACCCCGTTCATTCCTCTGTTCTTCGCTCTCAATGTAATCTCTGGTCGTGTGCCCGCCTTCGGGAACGTCCAGAGGGTTCACGTCTTCGTCCTTATCCCGCTCCTCCGTGGTTCGGACGTTGAGTTCTTCTACGAACCGCCGACGATCACTCACCGAAATGAGGTGCTGAGCGATTCCAATATCAAGCATCTGCTTCATGGTTTCGCGGTCGCGATCCGACATCGATTTCAGGACTTTTGTGAACATATCGCGCTCCATCGTCCGCAGCTGCTTGACTTCGCGTTCCGAGTTCTCTTTCGTGAGAAGAATCATGTTCATCGTCAGATCACGAGCCACCGCGACCTTTATTGTTTCGACCGCCCCGGCATCTGTCTTGATGAAATCAAAAAGCTCGAAGAGCTTGCCCTTCGCTGCGTCGCGGAACAAAGACGCGTTCTCGAACGAGTTCGCATTCTCGGCAAAGTCGCGCATTTCGCGAATGACCTTCTTTGAGATGCTCAGCGGAGCAAGTAGATCCAGGATTCGGGTCAGAAGAGATAGGAGGGATACGCCATCTGTGGCATTGTCCACGAACTTACGAATCGCGTCCAGTTTCAAGGCCTTGGGGAATCCAAGAGACACTCCTTTCTGAATCTCTTTCGATGACGGGAACGAGTATTTCACGGTCGGGCTGTCCAGCGGGATGAAGACCGCACTCGAAGACGGTTTTGTCTTTCCTATCTCCGGGTGGCGTTGAGGTAGTAAAGGTCTCATCTTCCCCACAATTGTCGTGCGGGGCTTGGATGTCGTGCACTCCCCAGTCTTCTCCGAACCCTGCGTGTCCCCGATACGGAAATCGGTCTTCTTGGGAACGATCGCGGGCAGCATGATATTTTCGTCGAGCGTCGTTTCCTCGACCACGGTTTCAGAGCGCACTTTCGCCGACTCGAACTGGAGCTTGAACTCCGTGTACGCCTGCTTGATGAACTTGACGGACTCTTCGCGCACCTTCTTGCGGTTGTTCACGACTTCGCGCAGAATCGTGGACAAGGGTTCGGCAAACGAGGTAGGGAACGATTCTACGGCTTCCTTGATCACGCTCAGAATCATTCCTAGAACGGGCGCTTGGTTCGAGTCATCCGTATCCCGAGGAAACCCCGATAGTTTCATTGTGCGTGATCCGAACGATCGACGAGGAACAAGGAAAGGGTTGTGTGTCTGCAGGAGAACGACCATTCCCGCGATTCCCAGCATTCCCTCGACTTTGTTGCGCGCGGCGGGTTGAAGTTTGGACGCGGACACGGATACTTTGCGGATATTGCCCAGAACCGGGGTGAGCTGGTTTTCGCTGGGGAGCACTTGGAGTTGGTTGAGCATGAATATAATAAGCGCTTCGCCGGCGTTCATCATATTAAACGCGTTTCGAAGTTCGCTGAGCGATGTCGCGAACGACGTAGGGTGCGTTTCTCGCTTGAACGACTTTTCGTCCAGAACGTCGTGGCTCACAATAAGACGGCCATTATCATCGAAATCGTCTTGGGCGACATACGTATCACTGTTCACCTGAACTCCGCAGAATTTACACACTCGGAACCCGTCTTCCGTGGACGTCCACTTCGTGTAATAATCAAACCTGTTCGCATCAAGATCTCCGTCAAGAAGAGCAAGAGTGTGGCCACACACGATTTCGACATTGTTCACGTCGAGAAACCGGTTCTTCATAGGAGTGATTTCTTTGAGAAGGATGCGGATATTGTACGCTTTGTCGGGCGGAAGCAGCGTATCGTCTTTCAGGATCGTGAGAACGTTCTCTGCTAATTCCGAGGCGTCGGCAGGCCGGTACTTCTCGTACTCCTTCTCTCCGATCTGAGCTTTCACTGGCTGGTAAAACTTGAAGAGAGCCACGTAATCGCGCTGGATGTTCGCCTGGGTCGTTTCCGTCCATGCCTTCTTGCCAGCATTCAGCACCTCACGCCGTTCCTGGGTTATGAATGTCGTGGGAGCGCACACTCCAGACGTGACCTGAACCCAATCATCCTTCTCTTTCTTGTACGTCGGCGCACGAAACACCCCGGACGACAAGAACTCCTCGAAGTTGGATACGTTCAAACACTCGTCGGCCGTCGATTCGGGAAGGTGGATTTTGGGACGTTCGTTGATCACGTCCGGCGCAATCAGCCCAAACTCCCCGGCCTCCGATAAAAGCATCTTGGCCACGAGGAGGCCGGCATCTTCCTGCTTCATGAGCCACAGGCGGGGATACACCGCTTTCTCCCATTTGGAATTGTACACCTTCTGCAATCGGTCTGAAGGAGCAACTATGTCGTCCGCCGCGGGAAACGACACGGATAGAACCGGAGGAGGGCTGTTCACGGTTCCGGCGGGAGGAAACCGTTCCTTCCACGAAGCCCAGGGAACTTTCGATAGGGACACATCGTACAGCTTTAGGTACTTCCGACCTTCGACGTATGGGTCGGTCGTAGTGGGAACCGCGTGCGAAAGAATCGCTTCGATCGTTGGGAACACGTCCAATAGAGGTTCGGCCGTCAGAATCTTGGATGCCGCGCTTGAACCGAGAAAGGGGTGGTCTGCTAACGGTCGTGGCATATCGAGGCCGCGTTCCTCGATAAAGAAGCCGATGCGTCGAACATCGTCGCCGGTGCTCTCCATCTCGACGCTCGTCATCTCAATAGTCCCGTCGTCGCGCATAATGAGCTTCGGACGAACGAACGACCCAAGAGCCCCAATATCGCCCCGCCCGTCTTCGTTCACGAGAACGGTTCGTTCGGTCACCGGAACGCCCATCGCGCCCTCTGAACGGTACGGGCGCGGAAGGGCTTTGATGAGGGTGGGGTAAAAATTCGGAGTGCGCCGAACTCCTTCCTCAAATAAAGGCAGGAACTTCTCGGCATACGAGTACTTCTCGTACTGAAACGATCCGTAAATAGGTTTGAGCCAGGGAACGTTAATGCGTTTGCGGGCGGTGTCTATACGGTAGTCGGTACGTGTGAACGAAATGATGTCCGTGTATATTTTTCGAATACGCTCAACTTCACTCTCGATTTTCGCATACTCGGCTCGAGACACGTGCTTCTTTTTCGGAACGACCTTCTGGAAGTAGTCGATAAGCTGCTCGTCCAGCGTGAAAAACCTCAGCTCTTCCGGCCGCTGCATTTGTTCATCGAAGTCTACGGTTTCTATAATTTCAAGATCAGCTGCTTCAAACTGAAGACTTATCTCCATCGTTATTCTCTATCACGGAACAATATTCCTCGATAGTTTTCCTCGCGTTGTCGAGAATCTTTTCGGGCGCGTTCTTTGTGTTGAAGCGCAGCACCATCTCGGGTCTGAGAGGGTGGGGAATATCGTAGGACACGAACTCAACGTCGTCCTTGTAGATAACTTCCTGGAACAGAGCTCCTAGCGTGTGGCCACCCAGAGGCAGAGTGATGCTATACGTACCCTCATCCTTCTCCCGCATGATGTTCTTGAGCGCCTCGGTCATATATACATCCACGCGCTTGCGCAGAATCTGGACGGCCATCTTCACCAGATCGTGGGCTTTGATTACTCCGATACTCTCAACCTTCAAGTCGAACCAGTTCGGGCGGTTCTTCTCGTCGCGGGAATAGCATTTCTGGACAAGGAAGTTGTCGAAGTAGCGCCCTGCGTCCTTGTCGTCCTCGTGAGCCTTGACGTACTCCTCGCGCTCCTTCTTTGCTAGATTCGGGTCGACGTGCCACAGAGTTGTGGCGGTATGTACCTGACTCACGCCCTCGCTCTCGACGGCCAGGCTTGCGGTGATATGGATAGACTCGCCCGCACGAACCTTGAGGAACATACACGGAGTCCCGAAATCGGGGTCTTTCATCAGAATGCCTTCGCGGCCAGACTCGACCGTGAAATCGTCGGTCGTAATGACGTCGTCCTTCTTGATTTCGGGCATGCGAAGCTCGATCTTTGCGTCCTTGATGATGCCGGACTCGTCCGGGGTGACGTTGACTGGGAGCATTTCCATTCGGTGCCGAAGCATTTCGTGGGGCATCTGGGTCGTGTTCTTGAGGATCTGGACGTCGCGGATCACAACGGTGGGGATTCCCGAGAGCAGGATGCGCCGAATCGAATTAATCATACTGACCGGAAAGTACACAAGCTCAAGAACTAGAGACCTGCCCTCATTGGAGGTGCGCAGGCTCTTGATGGCCGGCATAGTTTGTTCCTCCATCTTGTCTCGTTATTGTTCCATCCGTTTTTTTCCTGAAAACCCATAATGTCGCAGCCCTACCTGTTTTACAGCGACCGGTGCCCGAACTCAAAGCAGATTATAGAGACGCTGAAGGCGCTCAACAAGGCTGGTCTTTACAAGTTCGTTGACGCGTTATCTCTCCAGCCCGCCCAGCGCCCAGCCTGGCTGAAGAGTGTGCCGACCCTCTACGTCCCCGACACCAAGGAGGTCATTGTGGGCAAGGACATTTACGGCTACATCGCGAAGCCCACCAATTCTCGCAAGGAACACCCCACGAAGCCGGAGGCGGGAACTGCCGCTCCTCAGAACCAGATTGGGGAGCTCTCGGCTTGGGGGTTTGAGGGTATGGGGCGCCTCAGCGAGTCCTATTCTCTCTGGGATACGCCGTCTCAGTTCGCATCGGGAGGCGGTAGTATGTACACGTTCTTAGACGGGGCTCCGGCGGCTGCGATGTCGCAGGGCGACATGCCCTCGTCCGGCGGCCCATCGTCAAAGAATACGCTGGACGACAAGACGAAGTCCGCAACGAATGCCGACGTTATGAAGCGGATGGAACAGATGGCGAATCAGCGCAAGAGCGAGTTCGGAAGCGTCGAACGTAAATAATCATTTTCATATATTCGTGCTGAATACTACAATATGGCATCCAAACGCACCCTCATGGCAGCCTTCTTCGACCAGTTCGGGGCATTTGCTTCGGAACTGTGCGAGATGTACCCCAATGACGCCGACTTCTCCCTGTTTTTAAACACGCTGTCGCTCATCAAGATGACGAACCCGGCTATGGTGGTGAGTTATGTCACCGACAACGTCGTCCAGTTCGAAGAGAAGATTATGAACAGCGACGAGACGTTCTTCATGGACTACGATTTTCGGGAGTACACGAGCCACGTCGATATGAACATCTTTCAGAAGCTCAAGCAGTACATTGAGAACATGAGCCCTTCGTCCAAGCAGAATGTGTGGAAATATATTCAGAACATCGTCCGGCTCGCCAAGGCTATCCAGTCGACGGGAAATTAGACCGAGTTATATCCAGCGAAGTCGCCGCAGACTCTTTGTACGACACAGGCGCCGGCACTGTATCAAACCCATAAAGATCACGAGGAGACAGCGTTCGCAGCTCCGTGATCGCATCGTCTGGCCTATCGAAATTCCGGAACAAAATTTGATTCACCTCCGCTGGCGTCCAACGGTACTCCAACTCGGGCGAAGTCCAATCGTCGAACTCGCGATCGTAAAAACTGCGAACCATCTCCTGAAGAATTGCGCGATTGCACTTGCGGAACTGGACGATCATATCGATGCGCCCCGGCCTGATCAGCGCCTTGTCTATCCGCTCGGGGTAATTCGAAGAGATCGCAATAATGCGTCCAGAACTTTCCAGCGTTCCGTCGAGAATGTTGAGCAGGAATGAGAGGTCGATCTGTTCCGGCTCGTCCTCGTCTTTGTGTGCGGCCTGCCACGCATCTTCGGGACTCAGTTCTTTCTTTACGACCGGCTTCTTGAAGTCTCGGCTCAGAACGGTGTCCCCCATCGCGTCAATGTCTTCAATCACGTAGAGCCGCTCGTGAATCGGAATCGTATACTTCTCGCTCTTTGAGCCGTCGTAGACATATATGTCGTCGTTGTAAAAAAGATGATTGAGCTGAGCCTTGGTTTTGATTTGGGATAGGTGGATGTTAATGATGTGCCGGCGCGCAGTGTTCGCGATCGCCTTGACGGACGACGTCTTGCCGCACCCCGGGTCGCCGTGAAACATGAATCCCAGAGTGTACGGAATCCCCTTCTTCTCATACCAATCCTTTCGAGTCAGGAAAAACTCGACGTGCTTACACACCTTGTCGCGCTGTTCAAAAAACACGTTCTCAAACGTCCGCGTCGTATGGAACTTGTGCTTCGTATAAATGAGATGCGTTGTGGGCAACGAATTCTGGGTCGTTTTCTTGGATTTGGTGTTGGTCATCATATCGAAATAAAACAGGGACGTTCCGAGTTTATTGGCCATCCGCCGTTCGTAGTCTGCGTTGCACCGCTCCACGAAATCGCGGAGAAACTGGGACTCGTGGTCATAACAGAAAATTCGGAACTTGATGGATTCAAGTTCTCCCTCCGTGTGTTTCAGAGACGTGAGCTGGAAATAAATATCGTTCTCGACCATGATCGGCTCAAACTCGTTGGGCAGGTATTCGTGGTGGCTCACGCACAAAAGGTTGCGGATGGCGGGAATCGTGCTCACGTAGTGAACGACCGAGTCCATTCGGCTCTGGCTAGACGAAATCGGCTGGGACTGATTCGTTTGTTTACCAGACCCTTTCACGGTACGCTCACACTCGATGGTCGCTCGAACGGGCTTGTTCGAGGGGGGAGGGGGGGTCGACGGTTCGAGCCGTTTGCGGCGGCAACAGACGTCCTGAATGTGCGGCCACCATTTGGGATACGACGACACCAACTTGTCGTACAGGCTGAGACCGATGAAACTGTAGAGTGGATTTCGCCCCATGCCCATCGACATCCCCATCGCCATCATCATCTGATTCCGCATCAGATCGGCCATATTTTGCTGCGGCTGCATTTACGTTTTCAACGCTAGAACTCTGAAAACGGAAATAGTCTAAAGAATAAAACTAGACAGCATAGAATGGGTAATACCATCCAAGTTTCCGGGCAAATCCACGAGATAATGCTGAAACTCAAGAGGGCTCGTCCCTCAGAATGGATCGTGCGATATCCTCCTACCAAACGGCTGCGAGTGTCGTCGTTCGAAGAGAACGGCGCGAAAGCGGTCAATCTCCCCTATAAAGGAGTTATCATTCATGTGAGGGACGGTTGAATTCAATTAACTTCGTTTCATGCACATATCGAGAGTCGGGACATTCACATTCATGGGTTTAGAGCGCTTTAGTCTTAGTTGCTCAGACGCTTTTTCCACGACGTCGTTCGAAAGGCTCACGTACTTCTTGATATCCCGCAACGGGCCCTGGACGTTCATGGACGGGAACAGAAGCCGGATGGGGTGGATTTCCGATAACACAATATAGTTCTCGCCCGACACATAGTCCCGGAACTGCTCGATATCCAGGGGGCCTCCAAACATCCGTAAAATAGAGCGGGGAGGAGCGGGCGAGAGTGTTCGGGACTTGTACATGTCCCCGTACAAATGCGTAAGAAGAGCATGTCGGTTCCACTTCGAAGAGTCCGGGGTCTTATTGTCCGAATACAGGTGCGCTAGTGCGCATTCGGGGGAACAGAAGTTGCCTTCGCAGTTGTAGATGTTGTTGTACACGTCGTACGATATTGGAAGGACGCACGGAACCCAGTTAAACGTATGCACGCACCAGAAACACGCGGTCTGGGGCGAATACCGTTCCGTCGAGACCTTCGACAGAATCGCCTTCAAAAGCTCGGTATCGAACCTCTCAATATTCTTCTCGACGGAGTTGAGGATGTCTGAGTACGAGGTGACATCTCCCGCCGGAATAATGTCGTCGCCGGGCGACTCAGAGACCTTCAGGAAGAAAACGACGGGGGTCTCATCAATGGACTGGGTCTTCACAACCGCCTTGGCTTTGCGTGGAGGCATTTAAACTTCTAAAGCGCAAAACGTCAAAACCGAAAGTGTTTTTAGAATTTAAAGGATGCGCATCGTCTGCATGACGAACGATGCCCAGCTCCCAATGATGAAGAACATGCTCAACTCGGCACTGAAGGCTGGGTTTCCCATGGAGCTTTTTCACTGCTACCTCCTGTCTTCGAACACCGAGCAGGCTGTGTACAATACCCCCGAGTTCAAGAGCATAACGACCCGCAAGCTCGAAGTTATTCTGGACAACATGCGATACGACCCCCTCGTGCTGTGGATCGACAACGATATTGTGCTCTTCGAGAACTGTTTGGAGGATATTCTACGACGCCCGGGATCGTTTGTTATGCAGGACGATCTGTGGGGAGCGTGCACTGGCTTCTTTTTGGCGCGCAGGTCGCGCACGAGCCTCACAACGATTCAGAACTCGATCGAGTACCTCAAGCTTCGGCCGAATGGTACTGAGAACGACCAGCACGCGTTCAACGCCGTGAGACGCGGAGTTTGGGGAATGACGGTGTCTCTTTTGCCCCAAGACGAGTACCCAAACGGGAAAGTGTACTTCGAGGATGGCCGTAGGGCGCACGCGAAAATGGTGCATTGTAATTTTTTAACGTCCACGTCCGAAAAGGTGCAGCGCCTGAAATCGAGCGGCTTCTGGGACGAGGCGGACGCGGCGTTCAGCATGGTTCGAACATACTCCATCTAAAACGAATTTAAAGATAGCGTGGCCCAAAGATGAACACACAATGGACCTATCAAAGCAGTACCGCAAACACACGCACCGCGAACATATTCTCTCGCTGCCCGACACCTATGTCGGCAGCATTGAGAATGCGGATGAAGAGATGTACGTCGTCGACGAAGAGAGCTTCAAGCTACAAACGATTTCCCCATTCAATCCCGGGTTCTATAAGCTGTTCGACGAACTTCTCGTGAACGCTCACGATCACGCAGTCCGACTGAAGCAGAAGAATTCGGAGAACCCGGTCAAGACCATTTCCATCGACGCGACCGAAACGACCATCACAATCCGGAACGACGGGGAGTCGATCGACGTCGAAAAGCACCCAGAGTACGGATGCTACATTCCCCAGATGATCTTTGGCGAGCTGCTGACGTCCACGAACTACGACAAGACCGAAAAGAAGCTGGTGGGCGGGAAGAACGGCTACGGCGTCAAGCTGGTGAACATCTTCTCCAAGAAGCTCGTGCTCACGGTGGTGGACGGCGTTCGTGGCCTGAAGTATGTTCAGACATTCGAAAACAACATGTCCACGGTCGGTGTTCCGTCCGTCAAGGCCTGCAAGACCAAGCCGTACGTGGAGATTGAGTGGACGCCGGACTTCGGGCGCTTCGGGTGGTCAACTCCGGCAATTCCGGCAGGCATTCTCCAGGTGATCCAGCGACGCGTGTTTGACCTCGCAATGACGGTTGGGAAGGAAGTGAAAGTCACATGGTGCGGCGCACATATTAGGTTCCGCGATCTCGCAACCTACGCGTCCTGGTATCTTCCGAAAGATGCACCCGTCGTGACAGACGTGCCGCATCTCGGGTGGCAGGTTGCAGCTGCTGATTCCCCCACGGACAAGTTCTTCAGCGTGAGCTTTGTGAACGGCATATGGACTCGTTCGGGCAAGCATGTAGATGAGATTACTAATCAGATTGTTTCGTACTTTGTGAACCATTTGGAGACTAAAAAGAAAATAAAGGTGCGCCCCGGACTCGTGCGCGACTCGCTGGCCGTGTTCGTGAACTGCTCCATCGAGAACCCGAACTTCAGTTCGCAGACCAAGGAAGTGATGACCTCGAAGGTCTCGCATAAACTGTCCGAGGACTACCTCAAGAAGCTCGTGACAAAGCTGAACATCGTGGACACCGTTATGGCCCAGCAGGCTGTGAAGGACACCAAGGAGGCATCGAAGACGGACGGCAAGAAGCTCTCCAAGATCACGGGTATTCCCAAGCTGGACGATGCCGTCTTCGCGGGGACGGCGAAGAGCCAAGAGTGTACCCTGATTCTCACGGAGGGCGATTCGGCCAAGGCCATGGCTTTGTCCGGTCTGTCGCAGGATCAGCGCAGGTTCTTCGGCGTGTTTCCGCTGAAGGGCAAGCTACTCAACGTCAAGGACACGTCGGCAAAGAAGGTGGAGATGACGGAGGAAATCGCGAACTTGAAGAAGATCGTGGGGCTGGAGTCGGGCAAGAAGTATGCCGACATTCGCAGCTTGCGGTACGGCAAGATCATGATCATGACCGACCAGGATTACGACGGCTCGCACATCCGCGGCCTGCTCATCAATATGTTCCACGAGCTGTGGCACGAACTCATCAAGATCCCCGGCTTCATTACGTACATGGCCACCCCGATCGTAAAGGCGAATAAGGGCACGCAGACCAAGACCTTCTACACGCAGTACGCGTACGAGGAGTGGCGCAAGACGGACGCGGCGCGGGGGTGGAAGGTGAAGTACTACAAGGGATTGGGCACGTCGACGCGCGACGAGGCCAAGGAGTACTTCAAGATTCCCAACATCATTCCGTACGAGTATGCCGCGAACAGCGACAAGCGGATCGATTTGGCGTTCAATAAAGCGAAGGCCGACGACCGCAAGGATTGGCTGAAGACCTACGATCGCGCCGACATCATTCCAAACACCAAGACGCTGAAGTACGAGGATTTCGTGGACAAGGATCTCATCCACTTCTCGAACTACAACCTTGAGCGCTCGATCCCGAACGTGATGGACGGGCTCAAGACGTCGCAACGCAAGATTCTGTACTCTGCCCTCAAGCGCAACTTGAAGCAGGAGATCCGGGTCGCGCAGTTCGCGGGATACGTGTCCGAACATTCGGGATACCACCACGGCGAGCAGTCGCTGAACGACGCGATCGTGGGCATGGCGCAGGACTTCGTGGGCTCCAACAACGTCCCGTGGTTCGTTCCGCAAGGCCAGTTCGGGACGCGGCTGCAGGGCGGCAAGGATTCCGCGTCGCCCCGTTATATCCACACCTACCTCCAGCCGTACATTCAGAACCTCGTGCCACAAGACGACTTTCCGTGCCTGACCTTCCGTGACGACGACGGACTCCCCGTCGAGCCGGAATGGTACGCTCCAGTTCTTCCGATGATTCTGGTGAACGGGTCTCGCGGTATTGGGACGGGGTACTCGACCTTCATCCCCCAGTTCAACCCCGCAGATTTGAAGGCCGCGATTTCCGAGTGGCTGGAGACCGGCACGGGTCTCGACCGGGAGTTTGTTCCGCATTACTCGAAATTCAAGGGGGCGATCCGCAAGGTCGCGCCGCAAGATTACGAGTGCCGCGGCGTGTTCAAGATGGAGGGCGACATGCTCGTGATCACCGAACTTCCGGTCGAGACTTGGACGATGGACTTCCGCGAGAAGCTGGACAAGATGCTGACGGACGGCGTGATTCGCGATTACTCGGACACGTCGACGGACACGGAGGTTCTCGTGAAGGTCAAGCTTGGCGCAGCGGGCGCAGCGCCCGTCGAGAAGATGCTCGTCGAGAAAATCAAGCTCACAAACATGCACGCGTTCAACTCGAAGTGTGTGATCCAAAAGTACGAGACCGTCGGCGAGATCCTGCGCGAATACTGCGGCGTGCGTCTCGTGCTGTACCGCGAACGGCTGGCGTACATGCTGAAAGAGCTCAAGGATAAACTGCCGTACCACGAGAACGTGGTGCGCTTCATTCGGCAGCAGTGCGAGGACAAGCCGCGACCAGAATTGCGCAAGAAGGCCGCCGACGAATGCGACAGGCTTCTGGCGTCGGAGAAGTTCGATAAAATTAGGGAGTCCTACGACTACCTCTTGAACCTCCCGATCGCGTCACTGACGCTGAAGCACGCCCAGAAGCACGAAAAGGATCTGGCGGATCTGAAGGCGCAAATCGCGGAGCTGGAGAAGAAGACGGCGGTCATGCTGTGGAAAGAGGAGCTCGGGAAGCTGAAGGTCTGAGACTATAAAAGATAGAAGATTCAACCAGTAAAATAACCCAGTCTTTTTTCATTTAAGTTATTCTCATTATGAAGGTAATATATTGACGACCAACGTTATTTGTTCCATTCTGAACAGCAGCATAGTATTGTCCGGTCTGCCAAGTATCACTTGATACACTTGATCCACCACCGCTAGCCATTACAGTTCCGCTACCACTCATATTTGGAGTTCCATTTGTTCCATCACAAATGTGCCAACCAGCAGGAACAGTTGCAGCAAGACCATACCACATAATAATACTGCCGATGGGTAACATTGATGTCGATCCTCCTGCGAATCGCTGGGTCCACGCAGACCATGTTGTTGCATTCGTTCCGTATCGTGTCCACATCGCGTCCGAACTGGAATCCATACCACGCTGGGTCGGCCATCCACCGCTTCCGTCGTTTGAATACGGGGTCAAAGTTTCAACGAACACGTAACTTGGCGGTAACTTTACATCCCCACCATTGCGCCATTCGCATGTAATACCCTGTCCTTGTGTTGCGTAATAATATGGAGTGCGAACAGGGTCAAGATTAGGAGTAATACTAGTACTATGGTAATCGCGCCGTCTTAACAAACCGCTGGACGAGTATAATTGTTGTATAATCTCATTTCCAGTTCCAGGCATCAATGCCGGATTTGCAAAAAAAGTATCACTATTGCTATCTGGAATTGACCGGACCGGGTTTACGTAAAACCCAGCTTGCGATGACGTTACTGCACTTCCACTGGCGTTCAGGACAATAGAGTTATTCGTTGGGGCACTTGCGCTACTTCCAATCGCTACAGCATTTGACCCCGATCCATTCGCATTATTGCCTATAGCTATAACGCTATCTCCGCTTCCAGTAGACCCCGTTCCGATTGCTATCGCGTTCTGAACGGTCGCATCTGCGCCATACCCAATCGCAATAGAACCCGATGCAGTCGATGTTGTGGATGAACCGATAGCCACAGCATTTATCGCCGATCCATTCGCATTATTGCCTATAGCTATAACGCTATCTCCGCCGCCATTCGAACTCGTGCCTACTGCTATCGCGTTTTGAACGGTCGAGTTTATATTAGACCCAATCGCAATCGAGCCTGTTCCGGTCGCATTGTTAGATGATCCAATGGAAACTGCATTTGTAGCGTTAGCGCTCGTAGAACCTCCAATCGCAACCGCACCTCCAAATGTTGCGGACGACGAATTTCCAATCGCTATAGAATTATCGCCAGTCGAACCGCTGGACGTCCCGATACTGATGCTGGACGTACCGTTTGATCGACTGGACGCACCGAGACTGATGCTGGACGTACCGTTTGATGCAGAGAGTGCTCCTATAGAAATCGATTGGTACGTCTGACCCGTGCTTCCTGCTCCGTACCCTATAGCGATCGCCCGAGCATATTGCCCCGTCTGACCGGCGTTGAACCCTATCGCGATCGCTCCTCCAGTGATGCCCGCCGATAGAGTTCCTTGGCCGTACTGTCCCGCATTATTCCCGATCGCGATAGACTGCGGCTGTTGGCCAGTTCCTCCAGCGCCCGCGCCAACCGCAATGCTGTATGCTTGCTGGCTATACTGCCCCGCGTTCGCGCCGATATTAATTTTCGAATCGCCAGCGACCCACGCAGTTCCGTTCCAATATACATAGTCCCCGAAATTGAGAGCTGTCGTCGGGAGTCCAGCACCGGTGTATCCGGTGTACCCGGTAAAGCCAGTATACCCAGTGACTCCAGTGTACCCTGTGTACCCCGTGTACCCAGTAAATCCGGTGTATCCGGTTCTTCCCGTGTATCCGGTGTACCCGGTAAATCCTGTGCCTCCGGTATTACCCTGTATACCCATCGAGCCAGATGGTCCGACAGGTCCTATTAATCCAGGAGCAGCACACGCAACTTGCCCCTGTGCGAGATATTGACTGTAGGACAGGAAGGGCATTGTTGTGTTAAACTAAGATTTTCATAACTGGGAATTATCATAAAGATAAGGATGGCGCAAGAAAACCAGCCAATCACTTATCAGCAGTTATTGGCGGACGTATTTGATGAGAACGCGCGTAATCGGTTGGTCGATGCCCAGGAGTACGAGGAAGAGGAGGTCGATCCGTATGATATCGATAAGTACTCGGAGAACGAAGTGGATGACCACGAAGAATTCAATAAGTTCCAGGGTGATTTGAACAAGCCCGAGCACGTCATCAAAGTTGATCCGGCCGTAGGAGGAACTACGACCTACGGCTACAATAAAGATGTGCGAACGACTGTCGTGAACATCGACGGGAAATTCAGAGTTGTGCCCACGACACTGGCTGCGCGCGTAACGTCCTATAACCAATGCCTTTCCGGCGCGTTGTCTCAAACTGCATATCAGAATTCGTCGGCGACTCGGTTTCTCGTAGGTCTCGGGAGACAGTACAAGAACGTGAGTTCCGTAAAGATTATAACGATGGAGTTCGAGAATAGTTTTAATAGCTTCACCGGGATCAAAGCTCAAGATGACGGAACAACTGTTGGGCGAGACAACACATCGTTCGCGTTTCTGTACTATGTGAACGGTGCAACGGGATCTCCCGGAATAAGCAACGTCGTGTATTCGTCCGAAGCGAATTCGGTGTCTTTGGTGTGGGACGATTATTCTGTGGTGAGCCGAGTCATTACGATCGCGTTAGCGTCGAATCCATCAAGCCCAATAAAAACCATAACGGATTCGGACACTCAGTACTGGACCGGCCCGTCCACCGCATTCCCGTACCAAACGTCGTTCCAAATCCAGAATTTACCGTCGCCGGGTCCTTACGTCGTGAAACTGACGTTAACAAACGCGACTGGGAGCACGAGTGTATCCGTAAATACGATCGTTATTCCTGACGGAAATTACGCTCTTACGGGAACGTACGGTCTCATCCCGACAATCTTATCGCAGATATCGACTGTATGTACGACCAACCTCCCGAGCGGATGGAATTTCACGAACCTGAACATTGTCCAGGATCCGTACTCGTTCAAGCTCACGTTCAAATGGGATAATCCGTACAGCCTTCAGTTTCCCCAAACCACGGACTGCTTCACACAGAACGGGCTAGGGTACAACTTAGGGTTTTACGATATCAGTTATTTTTCATATGTGAAGTCCGGCTTGTACTACATAGATTGTGATACTCGGCCTGATGTGAGCCCCGATAGGTATGTGTATCTCGTCATTAACGACTGGTTCCAAATCCAGCATCAGTATGCCGACCAAACACAGTTCGGCGCGTTCTTGAAGATTCCTCTGACTGCGCCAAAGTATAGCGTGCAGTATGATAATATTCAGCTGGACACGATCACGAAGGAGTACTTTTTCCCTATGCCCGTGAACATCCAAAAACTCGATATCACCGTGGTGGATTCGTACGGGAAGCTTCTTGACATGAACGGAGGTTCGTTCTCAATGAGTTTGGCTATTAGCGAAGTCTTGCAGCCAGGAATCTACGAAAATTTGCTGAAGATGTAATAATGGAGAAGTCAGTTCTTGAGAACATCCAGGATCCGCACGTCGAGAACCGATACAACGCGACTTCGACGTCGCAGCAGTATCCTGCGCCGAAGCACGGCGGCCGTGTACCGAACATCAACGATCCTTCGCTACAGGAGCTGTCGGCGCGACCGTACAAGATGTACGCGGACGGCCCCACTTTATTCGGCCAGACCAATCGGTGGGATATGATCGGGCACATCCACAAGGAAACTCCGCTCAACGCCGTGTTTTTTAGCGACGCGAACGTGGAGAAGCTGCAGCAGGATATCCAGACCCAAGTTCTAGTTATGAGCGGGAACAAGTACCATATCGATCGGCAGAGCGACGACGATTTGAAGATCATTATGCGCAGCTACTACTTGCAGTACGCCCAGAACAACCCGAAGATGGTCGCGCAGGAACTGTCCGATCTGAACAGCCGCGTCATAGGGTATGCGGCAAGCAAGATTTACTCGGAGGTGGATTTCCATATGTTTTACCGCAAGGATCTGGAAGAGTTCGCTCCGGCCATCGCGAATCCCCAGAATCCCCACGTCTACGGGACGCGCACCGGAGAACTCAAGAGCTTCTTTTGAGCCCGCGGAATAATACTTGAACTCTTTTTTTTAGTGTAAGCAATGGATCTTCGCACCTTTCGTGCGAAAACGTACGCGAAACACTCGGGACAGCTGTATGTCTTCGAGCCCACATGGGACTCGTTCCGGCCAATTTCAAAGGTTGGTTGGGACGGACAACAGTACGCGTACACTGCCCCCCATACTCAGAACCTGTTTTCTCCGCACTACGGATTCGCAAGTCCTGAAGAGAAGCGAATGTGCGCAGACATGGCCGCGTCGGTCGACATGGATAAAGCGGCAGACATCACAGACCCCGGCGATTTCATGAGGTGGGCTGGTCTTGGTGGATCGGAGTGGTTCCGTGATCGGCCGTGTGTGTTCTTATCGCCGTGCTCATCCCGAAACTGGAAGGAGTACTTGGCGTATCTCAAGTCCCGACCGAAAACCCTGCGTCGGGCTCCTCGTGGCCGACTGACTCTCCGACGACGTAAGCGTTTAGTCGCTGAATGAATACTCTAGAAAATGAAGGTGAACATTATTTCGAACTACAAGCCCAAGACTGGGCTGATGCATGATGTGGGGATTCTGCGAGGGATCCTCACGGCTGCTCTCGATAAGAATGTTGAGATTTTCAGGGTGCATTACATGCAGCCCCAGTGTGCGGACGCAGACCTGAACATCTTTATGGAAGTCATAAACCCCACCCTGTTCGCATACGCTGGCCGAAACATCTGGATTCCGAATCCGGAGTGGACGTACAAGAGCTGGATCCCGTACCTTTCGTCCATCGACGAAGTGTGGGCAAAGACCACCGAGTGTTATGACCTGTTCAAGGAGCATACGCCGAGCGTGAAGTACATTGGCTGGGCGTCCATCGATAAGATCTGGGTTCCCGAGACCGACAAGAAGAACTATTATAAGGCGATCGTTCCGGTGGGCAAGAACATCTACCGCCACCCGAAGCCCCTGCTACAGGCGTACCAGCGCATCCTTCAGTCCGATAGCGCGATGTACCGCAAGTTGCCGACGCTTCATATTACCTACAGCGACACGGACGTTGAGATTTTTGTGCCGGAGGACATTTCGTCGAAGGTCGTGCTGTACCCAAAGCCACTGAACGAGAACGACTACGACGAGCTCATGCGCGAATGCGGGCTGAGCGTATGTTTGTCGGTGAGCGAGGGCTTCTCTCACGCCGTGAACGAGTCTATGTCTGCGGGATGCAACCTCCTTCTCTCCCCCATCCGCCCGTTCCTGGACAACCTGGTGGGAGATGCTCACGTGGGCACGTTTTATGCGCGCGAATCGAAACGCCAGCAGCATCCGGAATGCTTGGGCATTCTGATCGATTCGGATGTCCCGTCGATCATGGAGGCGCTGGAAGACTACGTGAACGCCGATTTCAAGACGAAGCGGGTGGGATCCCAGATGTCTCGCGAACTGTACGGCGCACACCACCAGGCGTGGGTGGACAGAATGAAGTTCATGTTGTCGGAGATGAAAGTTCCGGCATACTCGGCGAAGGACGCTATGCCGAAGGAGGAGTCGTTGCCGGACGTGTCGATCGTGACGATCACGAAAGATCGGCGCATTTTCATGCCGCTGGCCAAGTATTCGTACATGATCCAGTCGTATCCCGAAGATAAGATGGAGTGGGTCATCGTGGACGACGGAGAGGATAGCATTGAAGACACTCTGATCGGAGTTCCGAATGTTCGGTACGTTCGATGCGACCAGGCGATGACGATCTCCGAGAAGCGCAACCTGGGCGTCCAGAGCGCGATGTACGATGTCGTGGCGTTCATGGACGACGACGATGTGTACCCGAACAACTCGATCCTGCACCGCACGGCCATGATGCTGAAAGAGCCGAAGAAGGAGTGCGCGTTCTGCACCACGATTCCGTGCTACGATATTTCAAAGTACTCGTCGTTCATGAACGTTCCGCCGATGACGCTGCCCCAGTCGAAGCGGGTCTCGGAAGCCACCCTCATTTTCACGAAAAAGTTCTGGACGGAGCGGGGGTTCAAGGCGGATGTCCACGTAGGAGAAGCAGACGCATTCATTCAGGGTCGTGAAGGAATGTGCCGGGAGTTATCTCCACAGGACGTTATTGTGAGCTTGGTTCATCCCTTGAACACGTCCTCGCGCAAGACGCCAGAGATGAAAGAGCCCAACGGAAATCATTACGGTTTCAACGAGACACTGTTCACGCTCGTGTCCGAGATCGGAGAGACTTTAAAGGCCAAAAAGGCGGCGTAGACCGGTCTTGCGGCGCGTGCGGCGCGCGCTGCGGCGGCGGCGGCGGCCACCCTCAGTCGCCTCGGCGGCAGGCACGTCGGCGGCGGGCGCGCCCATCTCCTCACCGCCCTTGAGGACAACGCGGCCCTTCGGCTTCAGACCCAGGCGCTTCAGCGTCTTGCGGATCGTCTTCGCCGACACCTTGCGCGAAGACTTGCGGCGGCGGCCGCCGACAGCGGCAGGGGAGAGAGCAACAGCAGATCCACCGTGTTCAGGTGCACCCTCGACCATTTTAGTTTATACTCTTTCTAGGAGAAATTGTTTAGGCGGAGCAGGAGAGACACGCTGGCTCGACCGTGAATTTTTGTGCGCTCGATGCGCCCTTTGTGCGCAAATAATAGCATCCGGTCTTGAGACCCTGTTTCCAGGCATAGATGTGCATGGACGAGATCTTGGCGTAGGTGGGCTC